CTAGTCATTCTGCATGTTCCAGTAATCCGAAGATCTATTATAAAGGATTTGGCCACCTTCCACTGTTGCCTTCTTGTCTAGTAAAAGGTAGATTGTGCGATACTTGTCGAGGAATTCTTCCATTTCTTTCAATTCTTCGGCACTTACTCGGTCTACCATGTTCTTGAGGATCAAATCGTACATATGGATTAGGTCCCGCTCGTTGATCCCGGCGGGCAACGGAAGGTCAGGCGGCAGAATTGCCAATATTGAATGGATGTCCATGTTCGTATCCTAAATGTTATTTTTACTTTGTCAAGCACATTCTTTCTCAAATTATACTAGACATCGGCGTTTTCGTGAGTATAATGATTGTGACAGGAGGCGTCCATGGACAAAGCAAGAATCGTGGAACTAGAGAAAACCCTGACGGAAGCCCAGGATGCTTACTACGATGGCAGTCCGATCATGTCGGATGCTGAGTACGACGCCCAGGCTGATGAACTGCGCGATCTGGACCCCAAGAATCCCGTGCTAACTAAGGTTGGGGCTGCCCCGAAGGACAATCAACTTCAAAAGGTCAAACATGACATACCAATGGGCTCGCAGGATAAGGTAAATTCCCAGGACGAATTCGAGGCCTGGGTCAAGAAGACAAAATCAGATAAGTTTGTAGTTCAAGAAAAGCTTGATGGCGCGTCCGTCGAGATTCTGTATAAGAAAGGCAAGTTGGACAAAGCCATTACACGTGGGGACGGAGATGAGGGGGAGGATGTTACCCACACCGTTTCTAAAATGCAAAATGTTCCAGCCAGGCTTGGTGACTTTACCGGATCACTTCGTGGGGAGATCCTTTTCAGTAAGAGTGCATTTGATAAATTGGACAAAGGTGAATACAAAAATCCCCGGAACGCTGCTGCCGGTATTATGCGTAGGAAAGATGTGCATAAAGCCGTTCCTACCATGCAGGTAATTCACTATGACTGTATCACCGACGCACTTTCATTTGAGAGGGAGCACCACAAGATTAGATTCATGGAAAACCAGCTAAAGTTGCAGTGCGTCCCAACCAGGGTAGCGGGACTGGACAATGCGATCAAGTGGTTTGATCATTATCAGAGTAAACATCGCGCCGAATTGGATTACGAGATCGACGGTCTTGTAATAAAGGTTAATGATCTCGCAGCGCAAGACGCGTTGGGCGAAACAGATGGAAGGCCCAAGGGACAGATCGCTTGGAAATTCTCTGCTGAAATGCGGAAGACCAAGCTTCTAGCAATCGAATGGGACGTTGGTCTTACTGGAAGGATCACACCGGTAGCTATTCTGAAGCCGGTTCAGATTGGTGGAGTAACTGTTTCGCGGGCCAGCTTGCACAATTTCAGTAATATGAAGAAACTTGGAATTTGGATGAACGCAGAAGTTTTGGTTAGCAGAAGAAACGATGTAATCCCATATGTGGAACAGGTTTTGAATCCGCACGTGGGCGCGCTTGCGGCACACCCAATGACATGCCCCGTTTGCTCTGATAAGGTAGGATTCGACGGAGAGTATCTGGTTTGTAAAAATCCGGTATGCCCCGCAAAGACCAAGGGTGACATTCTCAAGTGGATAAATGTTCTGGACATCGATCAGGCCGGAGAAGCATTTGTAATTTCCGCTATCAAGGCGGGATTCATTAAGGATCCGGCAGATCTTTATATTCTTTCGGAAACCACGATTAGCACACTTCCAGGCTATGGATCTAGCAGTGCTAAGACGCTGGTCAAAAACATTAACAAGTCAAGGGAGCTTCCGCTTCCCAAATTCCTGGCCGCGTTGAACATTCCTAACGCCGGAAACTCCACGTTTGAGGCTTTTGACAAGGCCGGGTTTGATACATTGCAGAAGATGCAAGCAGCGGATTGGCACGAGTTTGCAGTAATCAGTGGAATCGGTGAGATTACGGCTAAAGCGGCTGCCACTGGACTGCAGAAGAAAAGGGATTTGATTCAGAGACTGCTTGCCAACGGCGTAAACATTAAGAGAAAGATCATTGGCAAGCTTACTGGAAAAAGCTTCTGCTTTACCGGTGAGATTTCGATCAAGCGCGGAGATGCATTCAAACTCGTGGAATCGCTTGGTGGTGAAGTAAAGTCCAGTGTGAGCCGTGGACTAACCTATTTGGTCCAGGCTAACAAGAATTCGGCATCAGGCAAAGCACAGAAGGCTAGAACTTATGGAACGCAGGTACTTGGTGAAAAGGAATTCTTCGATCTGGTGGAATTTTCACTCAAGCGGCTAAAGGCGCTGAACTAATGTCTGATCGACACACAATTATTGGTTATCTTTGCTGGTGGACTATGGGAACGCCCCGGGTCACGCGCACAGAAGTGTTTAAACTATTGGAGAAATTCAAAATAGGTTATAAACTTCCCAGCGCCGTAAATTGCCAGATATTCCTTCAGGCTATTCGCGAAGTAAGCGCCAAAACAGGTAAGGAAATTTGGAAGATAAAGAAGTCTTCTGGGCAATACAAATTTGCCGTAGCAGATCCAAACATGTCAGTTACTGTGGCATTGAATAATGCTACGGGAGAAATATTTTCCAATGATATGGACCACTCAATTGTAAAACAGGTAGCTGATACATATTGTGCACATAGAGAAGAACTTACACCGATCCAGCTTAATCAAATGCTTTCTAGTCTACTGTCACAGCTATCCCCTGTGCGAATTCAAGATCCATATCTTATTGATTTTGTCCCATTCTTGTTCGCAGATCGCCTTGTTAAGATCCAAGCATTAGTCATTGCACTTCCCATCGGGTGCAATTTCTATGCTATGCCACAAATCGATTCTGAAGCTACGACGCTTCCAATTTATAAAGGATTACATACTGCTGTGGATGCGCGCTTGGATGAAATATATCGAGATGTAACCGAGTTTAAAACTAATCGACGGAATGCGATAAACATCAGAATCGCTGAACTACAGAAGTTGCGTGAAAAGATCGAACTTTACCACGGCCTGCTGCAATTCAAGGTCGATTATCTCTTGGAGCGTATTGTAAAGCTTGAGAAACTAGCCAATGCGCGCCTGCTGGAATGTAGGCAATGCAACGACCCAACCCCTGCGGTATAATGCTAGGAGGCTTACAGTGAAGCTGGAAAAAAAGCTCGCACAGCTAAAGATGGCACGGCGCAACAAGAAGTTAACTCTACGCACGCTGGAGAATAAAGTTGGTGTTTCCCGGCAAGCACTTTCTGCCTATGAGCGCGGTGAGTACCCGCCAGGTGACGCTGTGTGGGATAAGCTCAAGAAGGTTCTTGGCCTGGAGGGAGAGGTTTCGGATTGGTGGGGGCGCTCCGCACACTCTGGCAAGTCAAAGATGTACCACGATGGCGACCGTTGTCGGATCAAGGGCTGCGACGACACCCCCGTCAGCAAGGGCCTTTGTAGACGCCATTACCAACGGGTGAGATACTACAGGAAAACCTATGGCTATACACCAAGAATTGAAGAGACTTGAGGGAGTAGCAAAAAACTTAGGATATGAAGTAGTTTACTGTAGTAGAAATAGATGCGTTGTAGATCATAAGATAATCACGCTAGATTCGAGACAAAGCGCTATCCATAAAGTATTTGCACTGGCCCATGAAATTGGGCACGCCAAAACCCTCCAAAAATGTAAGAAAGAACTAAAGTGCCTTACCCGAGAGGGGAATGATCGATCCTGGTCAACATTGGAATCAGAGTTTCGTGCGTGGGCGTATGCGGATAACTTGGTTAGAAATATGGCTATGTACTCAAGAGATTACCTCAAGTTCAAGCATTTCCATTTTGGATCCTACTATAGATTCTAGTAACAATTCTTAATTTCTTACTACATGCATAAGCTATAATGGGTTCGAGCGTGGGAGGCTTGTACCATAATGGCTATTTATTTATCTCAAACATTACAAAAAGAGATTTGTGATTATTACAAATCTACACATTCTAGCAGTGCCACATACCGGCATTTCAAAATAGGTGCTGGTACCCTTTATAAGATCCTTAGCTACAATAATGTTACTATATACGTCAAGACTCTTCCTACGATATTTAATAAACTTGTTTCAAGTTTCGGCGGGCACGTTCTCGGAAAGTATAAAGGTACGCGTGTTCCTGTCTTGGTAGAATGTAAAAATGGGCATGTATGGAATTGTTATCCTACTAACGTTATGCATCATAATCGTTGGTGCAAACGGTGTAGTAATAGGAAACACAAAAGTGAGGAAATCGTAAGGAAGATATTTGAAGGTTTATTTAATGCCCGTTTTCATACTGTTCATCCGAGTTTTTTATTCAATAAAAAGACCGGTAAACCGTTGGAGTTAGACGGTTACAATGCAGATTTGAAAGTAGCGTTTGAATACCAAGGTCCGCAGCATTATAGAAACTTGAATCTAAAAAATCCAAGATCTTCAGATGTTTCCTATATACAAAAGAACGATAGAATAAAATGTAGATTATGTAAAGAACAAGGGATAAAATTAATAAAGATACGTTATTTTAATCCAAATAATACAAATAAGCAAAAGCTAGATCATGTAATTAAGAGAATAAAGAAACAACTAGGATACATTCCTAATGTTACCCTAAGTGCAAGCAAGGTATTCGCAGATTACCATACGTATGACGAAATACGCTTGGCAGAAGAGGACGCTGGAAAACAAAATTTAGAGTTTTTGGGTATAAAACAAGGAACAAAATTTTGTAAACAATGGATTAATTCTGCTACCCATTATTGGTATAAATGTCTGTCGTGTAGACGTATATGGAAAAGACTAGGGCAGTTAACAAAGAAGTGTGGCTGCCCAATATGCAATCGGTTGAAAAGCCCTTCTTTATTTAAGAAAGATCTTAATCTTTATGGTTTTGTAGACGCTATGATCGCAGTACATGAACTAGGAATTAAGAACATAAGAGAATATTATGAACGTTATAAGGAAGATCCGCATCTTCCTAGTACATTGCACAGACAGTATAAGGAATTTTGGAAAGGTAATAGACATTTCTTTGGTGATTGCCATGGCTAGAGTTCTGGTAATAGATGATCAGGAACTTATGCTTGAGATGATCAAGGACATTCTTACTAAATATAAGGAAACACAATATAAATCTACGTGGTCGCTTGATATAACCATTGTTGCCGACCCGGTTGTCGCTTTGAACCTTATAGAAGAGCACAATTTTGAACTCATAATTACAGATATACTTATGGCCCGTTTAGATGGTTGGACCCTAATAAAAGAGATAAGAAAGAAGTTCCCGCAGTTCGCCGTTCCTATCGTTGTAATTTCCGCGATACAGGGTATTGGATTAGAATACGAAAGCATGAAGCACGGAGCCAGTGCATGGTTTCATAAGCCACTACATCCGAGAGCATTTGCTAGTGGGATCTTCAAGTTAATCCAAGAGAGGTAGATCACCATGACGATGCAAGAAATTGTTGCTCTTAGTGCTGCGCTACTTACAGTGTTGGCAACGTGGTGGAAGCTGTTTTCTACCACTAAGGCATTCCAGGCGGTTAAGGATCAATTAAAGGAAAAGACGGAAGAGCTAAAGGGCACTATTGCCGCGTGTGATGGTTGCATCAGGGCTTCCGAAAAAGAAATAGTTCGGTTAGATGAGGCTGGTAAGAATCGCGAAAAGGAAATTAGTCAGATAAAAGCCGATTCGGGGAAGAGCATAGAGCAAGTACGTGCCGATTTAGTGCGCGATGCGCAGATTATGTCCAACCAACTTAATGTTGTGCATCAGAAAATAGATCATATAGACGAAAAGGTAGATGACCTTCTCCGCAGGGGTAACAAATGATTTTTGAACGTTATTCAATGCTAATCACGAAACTGGTGAAGCTCAATGGGACATGCCGTGCCGAACTAGATGACCACATAGATCGTGGCGAGATAAGCCAGGACGATGCGGAGCTAGTTTGGTGGTATGTCAGCATGGAAAAGCTAAAGAACAAGCTCGATGTGGTAGATAGGAAGCTTTCGTAACTCTTTAAGTATAATGCTTCTGGAGGTACGAAATGACCTACGCATATGTGAAGATTATCAAAGATCCGATCCAAATATCCCGTAGACGATGGAATGCTGATGGAAGGGGAGCGCTGGTAGAATGCCTTAGAGGTAGTCAATCCACCCTTCCATTCGGGCAAGCCTACGTGACTACAGTAAACCCCGGCATTATAAAAGCCTGGCATCTTCATAAAAAACAGACAGACAGAATGATGGTAATTAGGGGTATTGTCCGGTTTGCCGCAGCAGATGAGAAAACAGGTGTTGTACTTATGGATTTCATTGTTGATTCCAGCGATCCATACCTTATAACTATTCCTCCTGGTCTACTGCACGGATTTCAGAATCTCGGGAACGATGTTGCATATATCATTAATGTTCCAGACGCAGAATACGATGCTGAAGAGCCAGACGAGCTTAGATATCATTACGATATGCCAAAGGTTAATTTTCCCTGGCTCGCTAGCATTCATGGATGATGCATGCCTATTTACGAATTGCAGTGCCTGAACAAGCGGTGCAATACACTCCGCGAGGAAATCCTGCACTTCTCTGATATGACCGGGCGAGACTCTGCAAACATGGACCTGTCCGACATAGAAATCAAATGTGCAAAATGTGGTAAGACAGTTTTCAAAAAACTGATGACTGCCCACGGAAAATCATCACACAACTGGAGTTCGTGGCAGAGAAAGGATTAGTCTATGCCAACTGCGATCTACTGCGTAGCCCACTCTGGTACAGGTCACGGTGTAGAGACAAAAGATAAGATCAGCGAGTTCCAACTTGCCACTGCCGTTGGGAAGGTCTTCGAAAAAACGCTGCACGCTGCCAAGTGGGATTGTATGATTGTGTCCGGAGCACAGGAAATTATAAATCAGCGAGCTAATGCCCTGCGGGCAGCTGATCCAGAAGCGTTCGCCCTTGAACTGCACATGAACGCGCCCGGCCCCAATGTAGCCAATCCCAGATTTGGTCACATGGTAGAGCACCATAAGGGAAATAAGGTAGAACACGCACTAGCCCGCCGTGTTGACTCTATGATAAAGAAGCTGCTGCCCTCTTCGCGGCTCCTTACCGTTGTAGAGCAGCCCGATCCTAACTTTCCAAACCGTGCTTTTCTAATTGGGCACCCAGCAGGTATGTGGGAGCATCCGTTTGCGGGGATCATCGCGCCGGCCTTTCTCGTAGAGGCCGGGTTCGCCATGGATCCTGTATTTGCAAACTTTGTGAAGGATCCAGAGAACCAAGGCCTGCTTGGTTGGGCGCTGGCATCGGCGGTGGTAGGATATGAGGTTCTTGAGGACGCTCGATAGCACAATGAAGACCTTCGAAGAATTGTCCGATTTAATCAACAAAAATAAGGAAGTGTGGGTCTTACTCAATGACGATCTGCGTATATGCCTCATTGGTATAGTGGGTCAACCCCAGACGTTTTCAGCTAAATTCCTTCCTTGCGCTAAGAATTCAGCAGTTTACAATATACCTTATTCCAAGATAAAATCCCTGATTGAGAAACATAAGGAGGAATCCGATGGATAAGTCAAAGAAATTTCGTGTAGAGGCGGCTATGCCTCTGTTTGCATACCGGAAGAAGATCCATATAAGGTTGGATGACAACCTACACAAGAAGCTGCGCATGAAGGTCGCAGACGAGGGCACGACTATCCAGAACTACATTACTAAGCTATTGACTACCGCTCTAGGTGCCAGTCCAGCAGCACCAGACACTGCCCCAGAGAGTACACCAGATAAAGCGCCGGCCAAGGTACCGCCGATAGTGGAAAATCCGGGTAGGGTGGAGTAAATATGGACATCCTTTTCAAAGGCCCCGGCTGCACAGGTTGCCCGTGCTATGCGTCAGTAAAGTTCATGATGGGAATGAGCACGGACGCTGCATTAGGCTTGGCCGCGTGCAACCTGAATGGGCACGCTGGGGAAAGACTGATTGCGAGCGAGGAACTTATCCCACGCAATTGCCCGTTCTTCGGGGCGCGTGGTGTCTCTGTAGAACCCATCAAATAATAAAGATATTTACAACTTCTAGCATAGTCCTTTAGTAGTCCTCTCCAATTTATTCAAAATAAACTTGACAACGTCACAGCGATGTTTATACTATTATTGTGACGAGGTTGATAACCAAAAACGAAACGAAAAAGGAGAGTGCCATGGAAACCAACGAGAACAAGAACCCGAATCAGGCCGAGCAGAAGAACGACGTCAAGGAGAGCAAGCGGTTCTCCCCCAAGGAGCGGCGCAGTCTGCTGAAGGAGTACCACGCGGCGCGCAAGGAAGGCATGAACACGGACAAGGCCGCCGAGAAGGTGTCCGTGCCCTACATCACCCTGCGCACCTGGGAGCGCAAGACCGAGGTGGAGAAGAAGCTGGCCGAGAAGCCCAAGTTGGCTCGCGGCAGCAAGCCCCGCAAGGCCAAGGTGGCGCGCAAGGCCAAGAAGGCGAAGCGGGCGCACAAGTCCAAGGCGGGCCGTCCGCAGGGCTCCAGGAACAAGGTCGCCCGGACCGTGACCGCCCCGGTGTCCAACCTGATCAACGTGACCAGGAGTGACGGCACCAAGATTGAGGGCACCATCGAGAACGTGGCCGCGCTGCTCAACGCCCTCCGCTAGCCAAGTAAACCCACAAACATTAGGACTGACGTTAGTTTAGCGTCAGTCCTATTCTTATTTGTATAATGGAGATTGGATTGATCTAAGAAAGGATACCCTATGTCTGACGACAAAAGCTCTAAGGCTCCAATTGAGGAACACGAAGAAGTTCAGCAATACAAACGGTTTTTGGACAAACAGGCAAAGCTTGCAAAAGACGAAGTGAAGTCAGTTGACAGAAAGGTTTTAGCATTTGGTATGGCCGCTGTAACGCTTTTGGCTGTTGCAATCTGTGTTGCTCTTATGATTGCCCTGTACGCGGCAACCGACAAGTATCTTTTGAAAGAAGGCCAATTGGCGGAATGCCGGGATACAAACCATACTGTACAACGCGAATTGGATAAGATGGATGGAAAGCTTGAGGTTTACGAGGCGTACCTTAGTGACCGCCGCTCGGATATGGTACGCAAGGTAATTGCTAATTACATTCGTGTAGAAAAAATCAAGCCAGAAGATGCCACTTTAGCTAACTTCCAACAGTGGGTGAGCGGAGTTGGCGGAAAATAATATCAACACTGTCGCGCAGTTGGTAGGTTGTCTGTTTTTGAGTATAATGTACTGTGGGAGAGGGATTTGACTAAAGATAAACTTGACAAACTGCAGCAGTGTGTGCATGATCTAAATGAGCAGTACACACAATTGGACAAGCACGAAGCACGCATGCCGCATCCGAGGTTCTCTGTCAAGGAAGCTGTAGAGAACGGGAAAACAGTCTACTTTGTATGCTTAGATTTTCCAGAGTTAAACATGCACTGCGAAGAAAAAGTGAAAGAAGATGAGACTTCAAATACTATCTGATGTCCACACCGAATTCCATAAGGACTATGGGGAGAAGTTTATTTCTTACCTGAAGCCAGATGGTGTAGATATTCTGGCAATTGCCGGGGATCTCGGAACGCTCAGTACAATTCCACAGACCGTGGCGTTGCTTTCCGCATGCTACTCACAAGCACAAATACTCTACGTTCCAGGAAACCACGACTATTATGGTAGCTCATTTGACGCTGCCAATGAGAAATTGCAAGAGATCTTTGCCAGGCATACGAATACGCACTTACTGAACAATGAAATGATTGAAATTGGCGGAGTTCAGTTTGTAGGATCCCCGCTCTGGTTCAAGCAGGTTACGGATTACCAAGTTTTTGCTCCGCTCCTAGCTGACTTCAAGATGATTTACGGATTTCATCCGCGCGTGTTTGCAGAAAATAAAGAAGCACGCCGCTTCCTAAATTGGCATGTGAATAGAGAATCCGTAGTTATTACCCATCATATGCCATCCAACAAGAGCGTGGCGGAAATCTATAAGGTAGACGGACTTAACATCTTCTTCGTGTGTGACATTGAAAAGCTGATCAATCTCCGCCAACCTAAACTTTGGGTTCATGGGCACACGCACAAAAGCTGTAATTACCTCATCGGCAAAACCCATGTAGTGTGCAATCCGCTTGGGTATATAGGAAGAACGGTGAACGAGGACTTTATACCAAATATGTGCATTGACCTGTAAAGAAGGTGTTTTATGGAGCCTGATGGTAAGCACGCGTCTAAAGTTTTATTGGCTGTTATCGGTAAATTCTACGAAAGGATTACCGCAGAGTTAACACCGGAAGAGCGAATCGCGCTAAGTGACAGAGTAAAAGAAGAGACTAAATTCCCCGAAGATCTAGGATCAGAGATTCGCCAAGCAGCATTTACCTTCGTTTGTCCGGATACCCGCACATTAGTTTCTGTAAAGGGCTTTGTCGCGCATGGAAATATAAATCCAGAAACTGGTGACATAGAAGCTGTAATCACTGTAGACTGTAAGGCATGTAATAAAGAACATCCCATAATGGTCATTTCCCTTCCTGAAATGTTGATGATGCCTGAGCTAATTGAACCACACAAAACTTAAATAAGTACCTATTATAAAGCTATAATCTATGTAGTTTAGACGAGAACACGCGTCTTGGGACTACATAGTGCTAGATGTCAATATAAAACTGCTAATGTCAGATGTTCCGAATGCCACATGCGAAAATTATCTGTTTCATAGAATGCCGTACATGTTTGAGCACTTCCGATTTGTATACACGGATAAACCAGATTACATAATCTTCTTCAACAGGGCGCAGTCCGTTCCAGCAGGATCCGCTGTAAAGATTTTTTACTCTCAGGAATTCTCCAATATAGACATGCAAAGGTATGATTGGGCCGTAGGATTTATGTATGAAGAAGATGTAGGAAGTGACAGATATATAAGGATTCCAAACTACGTTTTGTACGGCGGACAGGACAAGCTAATAAAGGGTCCTACATTCGATCCAAAAGTAATCGCTGCATATAAAACTAAGTTTTGTGCATTTGTTTACTACCACAATGTGCCAATTAGGAACGAGTTATTTCGTGCACTAAGTAAGTATGCGCAGGTAGATGCCCCCGGGAAATGCATGCACAACTTTCCACCTTTAGGAGGATTTGCTACTATAGAGCAGTCTCGTGGTTCTACGCATTATCCAGAGGAATTAGTCCGCTTTTTGTCCCGATACAAATTCAACATAGCATTTGAGAATACGGGGAATGTAGGATACACTACGGAGAAGATATACTTAGCAATGATGGCAAACTGCATACCTATTTATTTTGGAAATCCAACTATAGGAAAAGAGTTTAACACAAACAGTTTTATAAGTGTACCAAACACAGATATAGTGAGCACAATTACGCAATTGGTTAGCAGGACCATTCAAATAGACAAAGATCCCATGGCGTACCTTTCTATGTTGCAACAGCCCTGGTATCCTAATAACGTGGTAAATAAGTATGCAGATAAGGATAGGATTATAGCGTTTTTCAAAAGAATGTTTACTAGTAAAAACAAATGAGCTATATTGATTTGCCTATTTTGGTAGCCGGCAACACGGGATTAGTGGGTAGCTCGGTTTGTAGAGAACTGGCCAGGACGGGGTATAAACGAATAATTACTATTAACAGAAAAACAGTTGACTTGCGGGACGCCAGATCTACAATGGCGTTTTTAGATGTAGTTAATCCAGCTGCAATAATAGTCTGTGCCGCCAAGGTAGGTGGAATATTAGCAAACAATAGTTACCCAGTGAATTTTATACATGACAATGTTTTAATACAGACAAATATTATTTCTGGGGCACATCGCAACGGTGTGAAAAAGCTTATCCTCCTGGGTAGCTCCTGTATTTATCCAAAGTTCTCGAAGCAACCTATAAAGGAAGAATGTCTGCTATCTGGGGAACTGGAAGATACAAATAGGGCGTATGCAGTAGCAAAAATATGTGGTGTGGAAATGTGCCGTTCCTATAATCGGCAATTTGATACAGACTATATAGTAGCTATGCCTACTAATCTGTACGGTCCCAACGATAGATTTTTTGATGAACAAGGAAGCCATGTAGTACCGGCAATGATCAACAAAATACATAGCGCAAAGCAGTTAGACCAAGCTGCCACGCTCCTGGGTACCGGTTCTCCTAGACGGGAATTCCTACATGTAGATGACCTGGCACGTGCCTTGGTGCTGTTACTGGATGCATATGATGTAAAAAACAAAGCACTGTCCGATTTGATGGTAAATATTGGTTATGGTAGCGACATTACTATAAAAGAACTAGCAACTAAAATAGCGAGTGTAATAGGCTTCAACAACGCGATACTTTGGGACACATCATTTCCGGATGGTACGCCACAAAAGTTATTGGATAGTTCTAGAATTAGATCTCTTGGATGGGCACCAAGAATAACCCTAGAAGATGGGCTTGCATCAACATACAGAGAATTTATAAAATGGGAAAAGTCGCAGTCATAACTGGTATAACTGGGCAAGATGGAAGTTATCTCTCAGAGCTTTTACTGGAGAAGGGCTACACTGTACACGGTATTGTTCGTAGATCTAGCACGTTCAATACATATAGAATAGATCATCTAATTTACGATGCGCGTATAATAGATAAGACACTGTTCTTGCACTATGGAGATTTGACAGACGGTACGAGCGTATCAAAAATAATCCGTGAGTGTTCCCCAGATGCATGCTACAATCTTGGGGCGCAATCGCATGTTAAAGTAAGCTTTGAGGTTCCAGAATACAGTGCCAACGTGGATGGCCTGGGTACAATACGCTTACTAGATGCTATAAAGACATATGCCCCAGCTTGCCGGTATTACCAAGCGTCAACATCAGAGATGTTTGGAAATGCTTCCACCAAATACCAGAATGAAGACACTCCGTTCAAGCCGTGCAGTCCCTACGCTGCTGCTAAGCTGTATGCGTACTGGACGACGATCAGTTATAGGATGGCCTACGGAATATTTGCATGTAATGGGATCCTGTTCAACCATACTGGAGAGCGCCGGGGAGCGACATTTGTGAGCAGAAAAATATCCAGGGCCGTTGCACGCATTCATCTTGGGAAACAAGATACACTTATCTTGGGAAACTTAGATGCACAGCGAGATTGGGGGTATGCGAAGGAATTTTGCGATGCAATGTATAGGATTATGAACTACACTTTACCGGACGATTATGTGATCGCTACTGGAACTACCCACAGTGTTAGGGAATTTGTAAACCTTGCGTTTGCTGTCTGTTCTATAGATGTAACTTGGGAAGGTTCTGGTGCATCGGAGGTTGGCATAAATAGGAAGACTGGTTCTGTGCTTGTTGCGGTCAATGAACAGTATTACAGGCCGACAGACGTAAAATGCTTACGCGGGGATTATTCTAAGGCCAAAGCTACGCTTGGGTGGGAGCCACGAGTTGGCTTCAACGAATTAGTAGATAAGATGGTGCAGAATGATTTGAAACTGGAAAATACTAAATGAAACTTCATATTGGTTGTGGAAAACGGTACCTAGATGGGTTCATGCACATAGACATACAGTATTATCCGCATGTTAATTATGTTTGTGATGCACGTAATTTAACCATGATCAATAATGATTCAGTAGATCTTATATATGCATCTCATATATTGGAGCACTTTCATTACACCGAAGCGCCAGACGTTTTAAAGGAGTGGTGTCGTGTGTTAAAGCCTGAAACTGGAATACTGCGGTTAGCAGTTCCTGATTTTGATGCTATACTGTCAGTGTATGCTAAGTACAAAGATCTAAATATGATTATGGGGTTAATTTATGGTACCAGATCAAACCCAAATAATTCCTGCCATACACATATATACAACTTATCTACACTAGCATGTGTTTTAGAGGAGTGCGGATTCTCAGACATTCATCTGTGGAATTGGCGCGAGTGCCTTCCCAAAGAATTTGATGACTACTCAAAGGCGTATATTCCACATATGGATTTTGATAATGGATTATCCGTAAGTCTTAATGTTGAGGGAACAAAACTTAAACAAGTACATACTACAGATATATAATCTTCGCGGAGGAGATACAATGCGCAGAATAGCTCAAGAAAAGAATGCTCCCTGGGAAGAAGCGCCTTGGAATGTGCAAGAGCCATATTTTGAGAGCACTCCTGGTTATTCCAACGAGCCTACAAAGGTTTATGCGGACTGGCTGATAAATGATCCAAAGGCGCTGCAACCGCTTAAAGAATGGATAGAAGCACGCTTTCAGGAAGAGGACGCAGACGCTGTCTATGACAACTTTGTACAGATGCTGCAGGACAGTCTGTACAATCAAGCTACCGGCCTTGCTCCGCCCTTCGCAGATTTTGTATATAATGCAATCCACGAGATCAATTGGGATGAGGTTGCAGAGGCCGTAATTAGTGTTCCATATTCTGCGGAAGAACACTTGGATACTGCTATAAATATGATCCCAGGAGAACAGTCGAAGTCGAAAAAGCCATATACCCCTCCATATACCCCTCCGTATAACATGCCATGGGAACCATCCATCTCCGCCTCAAAATAATCTCTTGACATTATCCTCCTGGGACCTATAATACTAGTGTAGGTAACCTAGGAGGATACGATGCCCAATTTTTACGTCCTAGATAGTAGCAAGTTCCCAAGTCTAACTATCCAGCTGATCAAAGACACCCTTTCAGATGGCAGCCATGTATACAATGTTCGCCTATGGCTGGGACCTGGAAATGATACAATGCTCGCATATGCGGACGAGAAAGCGGCCGGCGAAGCGTATACAGCAATTGTGAATGCCCTTGACAAGGCTTTGTACAAGGCTTTGTAACAAAGGAGCACATTATGAGCAATGAACACCAGGAAGATTCGGGCTCTGGAATTTTCATCATAACGTTCTTCATCGGACTTTACATCTTTTTCACTGGCTTCCTTAGGGGAAAAGTAACCAGCACCTGGAATATCTTTCTTGGGTGCTTCTGCATCATTATCATAGAGAGCCTAGGGGTCATGCTGTTGCTGCACGCCGTTGGTGTGCTGGGAAAAAAGAACGATGGTGGTACCGAGGGTGTTGTAGTAGCGATGGGGGTCTTTTTCGTGCTCTACATCCTTACGGTAATCAAGGCTTACAGCGACAACCGAAAGTACACTGCCCTGCTCTATACTCACGACGACGATGACGACAATTAAACATTCATAGCCATTCCAAGGTATTATGCCAGTACGTGGAGGACCGTACATGGCTAAACTTATTGTTTTGGCTGAAGCGGAGCAAGATTTAATCAATCTCCTGAACATGCTTCCAACAGAATCTCTTAGCTCAATTCTTACTAAACTTGCTGATCAACTGCCAGAAGAACAAAAGCAATTCTATATGGCGGAAATAGGCACGTGGGGCGCGCTTGGTAAGAAGAATGTGCTAATCAACGACATTGTAGATATTATAACTGAGTACATGCCTCCGGAAGTGCTTATGGAGGAAGTAGACGAGATTACTGAAACAGCATTTCCTATGAATGCGGATAAGCCGGGAGGAAGATATTTTCCGCAGCAGCAAGAACAGGACTATTGGTCACCGGACCTGCAAGCTCCGCGTTCTCCGTACCAGAACCTAACGCGCGCTCCAGGCATTCCTGAAGTGAAGCCCGAGGTAGAGCGGATTATGCCGCACCCGGAACAGCAGTACAAGGACCCGGAACTAATGGAAACGGGATACCGTGTTGGCCCGCCTCCGCCAATCCCAGAGGAGATTCCAAATTTTGCAGCTATGGATCAGGCATCGCAAGCCGGCTACTCCAAAGGAATGCAGAAACAATTACTGGCTGCACTTCAACAGGTTCCGCGCCCGTACATAATGGAAATGGTCTATCAGTACCTCGCGGCAAACCACGAGGACGAAGCGGAGCAATATAATATTGATGGCGTTGCCAGTAGATCGCGCTTCGGATTCAATAAGCAACATTTGATCAGCCGTATGACTAAAAGTATGCCGATTGACGATTTGTTCTACTATTGGAATTCTATTGTAAATCACAAGCTGCTCCCATGGGTAAACACTGAGTGGGTTGACAAGCGCTTTGGTGGTGGTGCTCTTGGACAGAATATAGGCACCATGTATAACGCTTGGCAAGAAGGGGCGGACCTTAGCCACATTCAAATGGAATGGCCGGAAACAACGACCTGGCAAGAGCCCGGAGATCAACCGGAATGGTGGCCGCACCCGCAAACTCCGGTGAATCCAAATGGCTAAAATTGTGATTCTAAAAAATACCGGGGAAGAGTTTAAATCGTTCAATGTTAGTGCATCTACATTCAAAAATTCACCGCACACATTACTGGGCGTGGGCGCTACACTGCAAGAAATCTTAAAGGCGCTAGATGAAGTATTGGACATAGAAGGAAGCATCGAAAGCAACCCCGGCGATATTCGGAGATAACATGCCCCCGGAAAAACCAGTTGAAGATAAGATCGAACCATTGTACGATGATTATGATTTACGCATAGACATGTATTTCATGGTTGAGTTGGAATTCCTCTGTGAAGATGCAATACAATGTGCCAAAGTGGACGAAGATATACTTGCTATATTAGAGAAATTCCCAGAGGTACGGTTGCTGCAGTCCACGTGGGTCAGGGATGAGGACCCGGTTACTCCTGGTAGTTCTGCCGGCGGTGTAGGGCTCTTTGACCTATTCCCACGTGTAGAAGGCCTGCTTACAGAGATCCAGCAAAACAGGTTCCAAGGACTAGATTACACAATCGATGTCCTCCCTGCCAATGAGCCAATAGAATCAGAAAAGATGGATCCAGAAACTTTAGCTTGACAAACTCCCCATAGTACACATAATGTCTGTGGAGGGTAAAATGCTAAAGAAACCACGGATCCGCTACATTCCTATCTGGGATCACCTGTATACCCAGATGGAAACTTCCGATGGGGGGAATCAGCTGGGACCACCTTTTCGCAAGGTGGACTTCCTAGCAGAAACTACGGACAATTTGATTGAAACCGACGATGTGCTAATTTACATTTCGTTCGGGTTTGGAAAGAATCCGGACGGGACGCTCAGCCGGCATTTCGAATACAAGGACAAGTGGATGGCTCGCCGGGTTGAAGATGTGTTCCGGGGATTTCCTGGAATGAAGTATGGCTACGTTTCCGTTCTCATTTCTGTGATGCACCATCTTCCAGGAGTGCCATTGACGGAGAAGTTTTCGTCAGAAATTCTGTCAACTATTTCTGACATCGTGCGAGACATCGAGGGCAACCAAAAGATTTTGCCGCTACCTATGCCACCACGACCGAATGATGTTTAGCGCCAGAAGTTGAATTCCGCTACAGTTTTTGTGCTAAAGTAAGCACTTATGAGAGTGCTTGCTCAAACCGTTCTAGATCCGTACAACAATCATCCATATGAGATGCTGATTCCTAACAATGCTGCTAGGACATGGGCGACGTACGTACTGAAAAAGCTTAGGATTTCTAAGCAATACGTTAGTCGTCGGCAGGGATTCTATCAGACTGGCGATCCTGGATATATGGCGCGCTATATAGGAACCATTACGGAAGAGCAGCACAGATCACTAATGACAACATACATTCCGTATGCTCCACCGGGCCTGCAGTATAGTTGTCCGACGTGTTCATAGGAGAAGTCAATGACGATAGAGCGCTATGTATGGGGTCAAGAAGAAGGCACTGGTGGCAGTGGTGGTGCTGCCTCAGATGTAACCTATAGCGAAGCCGTAAGTCAATTGGGAGCAGACAATGTTCAGTCTGCAGTAGATGTTCTAGCCGGAAGAGATGTTACAGCAACTACTGGAGTGGCAACCTACTATGTGAGAACAACTGGAAATGATAATAACACCGGACTTACTATTGGGGATGCACTATTAACTCCGCAAGCGGCTGTGAACAAGGTACCGAGGTACATAAAGCATAACGTGACTATTGACATTGGTGCAGGTAACTTCGCAGGATTTCGTATTGCTAATTATGAAATTATATATCCAAACATATTTACTATAGTTGGAGAGCTAGGAGCCCCAACACTGGCTACCGGCACAACCTCTGGTACCGCTACCGGTGGAGATACACTTACATGTGTTGATGGTGGACAATCCTGGACGGTAAACGACCTACGCGGTAAATTAGTGTTAATAGCTGGTGAATATCGTGTTGTACGAAACAACACAAGTACTACGATAAATTTAGTTGGCGCAATGTCCGCTACCTGTTCTGGAAAAGCGTACTCGCTACTAGAGCAGAAGACTATTATAAACACCACGGCCGCTGGCGGATCTGGTAGGGTAGAAGTTTACCTTGTGGGGACCAGAAGTACCACACTTGTGTTTCGGAATATACGTACAACTGGTGGTGCCTACGGAATATACGCGCACTCTAGTGGTTTACATATTGAACGGGGCCGCTTTGAGCTTGCAACTTCTTATGGTCTATATAACAGCGGTAATGGGGATATAAACATATTCGATTCTTATGCAGCAAGCAATACATCTGCAGGATTCCTCTTTCAGACACTTCGTAGAGTAAGAGACATTGAGAGGATCTATGCTTATAACAATGGCGTCGCTGGTTACGGGGGAATCGCAGTATTCTCAGCGCTCGCTGTATATGGTGGTTATTGGTACGCAGATTATAATGGGGCAAATGGGATATATATATTTGGAGCGCCTGATTTTGAAGTGCTGCCCGGTGGTGCGTACACTTCGTACAATGGGGAAAATGGAGTTAGGCTAGAGGCCGTAGCATATGCGGGGTTCTATGCTGGTTTGTTTAGCGATCACAATACACTTAGTGGCTTGGTACTTGAACGTGGGTGTGCATTTGGGCGGATGAACTCCGGTGACCTTAGCAATAACGGCACGTACGGTATGCGCTTAGGCAATGACACTATTCCTACTGCAGACTATAAGAGTGGTAATGTCCAAATAGTAGTTAGAGCAACAACAATTAATAATAATACGCTAGATGGAATTTACGCATCATTGGGATCTACTCCTTCATTAGTTGATGTAACCGGGACCGGAAATGGTAGCTATGGTATTCGTTTTAATTCTGCCACATACGGATTGATTACTTCTGCAACTACAGTAACTGGGGTTTCCGGAAATGCTACGGTTGATGAGGGGAAAACCGTGTTATCATGGGCAACAGACTTTGCCAACAATGGAGATATTGTAAGCAATCTAGCTACGGGGGCCACCATCGAGCGTAGAGATTAGGAAATACTCTGATGACTATAAAGCGTTATGTGTGGAGTGAAGAAGCGGGCACAGGTGGTACAGGTGGTCCTGCATCTGAAGTTACGTACAATCCAAGTGCTAGTCAGCTTGATGCGGATAATGTACAAACTGCAATGGACATCGTTGCTGGTAGAGAGGTAACCACCACTACGGGTGTATTAACACTATATGTAAGGACAACAGGAAATGATAGCAACACAGGGTTGACAATTGGGGATGCCCTTTTAACTCCGAAAGCTGCTGTGGATAAAGTACCAAAATATATAAGGCACAATGTAACAATAGATATCGGTGAAGGTAACTTTCCAGGATTCGAACTTTCTGGGTTCAATGTACCTATTGGTGCAACCTTTACCATAAAAGGCGTGCTGGGTACTCCAACGCTGTCTTCTGGTACTACCTCGGGAACAGCTACCGGAGGGGACACCCATACACTTATAGATGCTGGACAGTCTTGGACTGCTCATGATCTACGCGGTAGACTTGTACTGGTCAATTCACAATATGCGTATGTTTGGGACAACACATCTAATACAATAGAACTTTGCTACACACTTAGTGGTGCACCTACAGGACAGGCATATTCAATACTGGAAAACAAGACCAATCTGAATGCTACCTGTGCTGGGGGGTATGCTTCCGCCATTGTTCTAATTAGAGGGTTGGTTACTGCGGCAAGAGATTCTGTATTAGTACAATCCCTTAAGATCACAGCAACAGGCAAAGCGTACGGATTTTACATGATAAGTTCCGATCCTGCCTATATATCAAGAATTTTGGTAACTGGCACTAAGGGAACTACTGGGTGCTTTGCTTTTATAAGTTTAACTAAGCAACTTGTGGTATCCAATATACGCGCTGAAAACGGTAGCTATGGAATACTTTTTAATCTGCTAAACGGCACACGCGGCTCGTATACTACAGGTGCCGATGGTAATGGTATATCATCTTACAATACTAGCCTTAGCGGTATTATAGGTAATACCTGCCTGGGTATAATGATAGCGTCTGCATTCGCACAGAGCAGTTCAGCAACAGGTATAGAGATGTACCAATCTGAACTTGTATATCTTTATTATATGCGTTCCGAAAATAATCTTGATGGGTTCTGGTCAGAGTATAACGGATATACCAAGACAGAAGGTTTCCTTATTCAGAACAACACCAATGATGGTTACTATGCTCAGGATACGCGGTCGGTAGACATCAATAGTGGGACAATCATAGGTAACGGCGGCTATGGCATGAAAGTCGATGAGTGTTCGGCTACCAATGATTGGGCACATACCTTAGTAAATGCGGCTGGTGTATTAACTATTTCTAATAATACACTTGGTGGAGTAATCGCTAACCATCGATCAATTGCTATACTGACATCATGCACCGGAACTGGAAACGGTGGCTATGGTGTAGATGTAAAACGCGGTAGCGAGGTAAGAGTAACATCAGAGACTACAATCACAGGATCCGCTGGGGACGCAACCATAGACGGCGGCACCACTGTATTAGATTGGTCTACCGATTTTGCAAACAATAATGATAAGGTTGTAGACATTACAAATGGCAGCCTTCTGCGTAGAGAGGACTAAGAAAATGACAAATAGAATACTTACTGGTAATGCCGTTGGTGGAACGGTTGCTACTGTTACGGACAGAGCAATAACTCTATACGTAAGAACAGACGGTGCTGATACTAATACTGGATTAGTAGATACAGCCGGTGGTGCTTTACTGACTGTACAGGCAGCTATAGACAAACTTCCCAAATTTATTAGGCATGCAACTACTATAAACATTGGTGCAGGGAATTTCGCTGGTTTTACTCTAACTGGAAATATTATTGAGGGGCTGGGGAATCAGGGACTGACCATTCGTGGCGCAGCCTATGTGGCGTTTACAGTAGCGACAGGGACTAATTCCGGCACGGCCACGGGTGGGACGACAACGACACTCATAGATGGTGGGCAGACCTGGACTGTGAATAATCTTCGCGGGAAAATCCTAAAGGTCGGCTCCGAGTACCTAATTATCCGTAAGAACGACGCAACCTCTATAGAAACAGTTGGGGCATTTGGTACGTCCACAAGCGGCAAAGCATATAATATTATGGATTGGGGAACGAATCTCAATAGTGCCCCGGCGAATACACTTGTTGGTGCCATTGTTTATATCACTGTTGTAAAAGCTACTAGAATGAACTTCAATCTGGACAGAATAAAGATTACTTCTTTGGGTGGAGCTAATTATGGATTGATGTGCTTTCTGACTGACGGGCCGTATATGACATATATATCTGTAGATGGTAATAATTCAACACTAATCCCCTTTCTTGTGGGGATCTTCTCAAGTGTTAGGATGAAAAACATAGTTGTTTACAACGCTGCGGCTACCCCAGGAAGCAATATACTGATAGCTGACGGGTTAGAACTGCGAGATTTCTCGAACATATTTGTTTATTCTGGGACGGTAACTAGGGGAATTTATGTTGGTGGTATACATGAAATACCTAGTATAGCTTATATTTATGCAGATAATATAAATAACCTTGGTCTAGAAATTGGAAATCAGCAGAGCGCTGCTACGGTTTCCAATGTAAAAGTAAATAATTGCGGTACTGGAATACGCTTGAGCAACTCTGGGTATATGACATTAGGTACTGGATTGTATATTGAAAATTGTACTATCGCGGGAGTTGAATTTAGAGCTTCTCCTTTAGCATACTTATCCGGAGGGACAATTACGGTCTGCGGTACCGGCCTCTTAGTGGATGCCAGTGGGAGTTCTGGTGGAAGCACTATCGAGGCTTCTGGATCGCTTGTTGTTACTTCCTGTACTGGAGATGCTGTTCGTGTAGGAACAAACGCTGCAGTACGATTTACTGCACTTACCGGTACAGGCAATGGCGGCTATGGTATCTATGCGCGCTATGGTGCAAAAGTGTTTATTACATCCGCAACAACCATTACGGGAACTGGCGATGTGAAAGTCGGTGCCGCTGTAAAGACGTATGCAGCAGATTTTGATCATGATGGAGATTATGTTACTGATGTGTCTGAAGGAACAATAGTAAAGAGAAAAGATAGTTTTACATTTTAGTGAGCGTAAGGATTAGGTATGGGAAGCCCTAAGCATACATTCGAGCGCCCCTGCTTTTTCGGGAATGATGAAACGGGAAATTCTATTATTGAAGATTGCAACAATATAATGAGTTCAGAGTATTGTGATGTAGATAGGTTTAGTTGTGGGTTAAAGAAAGCTGGTTTCTCTTGGGAAACGTGCAGATACGGAAAATTGCATGAAGAGTTCAAAAACTACAGGAAAATTGTATAATAGACAGTAACGGAAAAGGAGATCATGATGTATCCAATAACGTTTGTACAGCAGAGTGGAATAATTGTCTTAGGGGCGTCCGGTGCACCTGATAGTATCAAATCATTTCCGGTTGTTCGGTCTAATCAGCCGTTCACTAATTTGTCTATAACTGTTCGACCAGTTATAGCCACGGCATATAAAGTTGAAGTTTTGCATGACGGCGAACCAGCTGAAACCCATACGTACCCGGGCGGTGACAGAACAGTTGCGGAAATGAGCTACCCTGATTTTATCTTTCCAGCAAACCGTGGAACAGATGCTATCCCACAGTTTGTTACTAAGGGATTCGCGCCGCAGGGAATAGATATCTATGTGCGGCTGACCAACAATGATGTCGATGTGCGCTCATTCGAAGTTAGCACATGCTACGCTGTTAGCGAAAATTGCCGCTTTGAACTTCTCCCGCAACAGTAACCTTGACTAAATTGGGCAACTTGACAAAACGGTGAAGCTGCTTATATTAAGTACATGAACATCCTTATATTAGAAGATGACAGGATGCGGCAGCGTGCGTTTTTGTTCCGACTGGCCGGGACAAACACGGTTGTTGTAGAAACAGTTCCCGAGGCGATAGAGCTACTTAAGACCAAGGCGTGGGATTACTTATTCCTTGATCACGATCTTGGTGGCCAGCAGTACGTTCCATCCGGCGAGGACACCGGTTATGGCGTGGCATTATGGTTGAAGGAACACCCGGAAAGAATGCCTGGAAACATTATAGTGCATTCACTTAATGCCTCTGGGGCTAACGCTATATGCTGTATACTGCCAACTGCTACCCGCGCTCCATGGTGTTGGAACACAATCGAATTACGTGACGCATAGGAGAAGCAATGGAAAAGATGGGTGTGCCGTGTAACGGGGTAGATTTGGTTAACTCCAAGAAAAAGGTGGTTCCACGTCCGGGGAATTTTCTTATCGATACGGGGCTGCTCTTCGAAATAAACAGAATGGTGCTCCATCCATTGGGTTATGCATTGGCCATGACAGTAGACGCTGAAAATAATGTACTGGAGTTCTCTATATGGGATTCACATGAAGATCCGGAAGGCCTTGTATTCAGTAAAGAGACGTTCGAGCAAGGGAGATCCAAACTTTATAAATTTATGCGGCAACAGGGTGACACGGCGCTTTCCCATCGCATAAGGATTCTTGGTAATGTTACTCAACTAACCGGAGACGTCGATGGGCTATCACCTAGCACAGAAGGAAGCACTGGGAAAGAGAATTGTGGAAGCACTACAGAAGGATCCATCACTGACAAACACCCAGCTGGTTGAGCGCTTCGGTTGTGGGGTAGAAGTAATAACCAGAATCCGTAGAAAGATAAACGTGAAGGCAAGTCTTTCGGAGTACATAACTCCCAAGGATATGAAATCTGCTAAGAAACTGTACGGGCTCTTTGAAGATACCAAGCTTCGGTGGGGTCGTGGTAGGCGGAGAAAAAAGATCATTGACGATTAACGTTTCGTGAGTATAATGCTTATGTGTGCTAAGGCACACAACACAGCGGACATAAGTTGTCCGCTTAATTGGAGGCCACGGCTTCCAGAAAGGTAGTTCCATGGAACACCTAACTTCCGGTGACAGAGAAAGAATCCAAAAAAAGGCAAAGGAAATTGCGCAGTGGGCTAAACTTCACGGGTCCAACCGGCTTAAAGAACAGCTGGCGCAGGGGTATACAGGGTGGCCACTTTTCCTGCATGAATGCCTAGCACATGAAATGCCCAGAGCGTGTCTGGATGTTCATGCGGAGGAGTACGCTGTAGAGAACGATCCGACAGAAAAGCAATTATGCGCGGCACGGGGACTAGCTAACGCTCTAGTATGTTTGGGTTTGGAACCGAGCGTCGAAACAGCATTCCGCAATCTAAAGGTGCGGAACCGCGCAACTGGAGACGGCTGGTATCGGCCCTGTGTAGTGTACAACGCGTATAGACCGGGGAGTGCAGATGCCTTCTCAACGAAAACAATTCGCGTCGATATTAGATGATACGGATCGTTGGGATTGTGCTTGTTCATTACGCATGTTCGAATGTATAAATGAGGAAAGTGTTAAAACATTATTTAGTGCATTTATACATGGGCTACTAAGCTTAGTAGGTAATGTAGTGGACAACAGTTGAATTTTTCAGGTATTGTTGTGATACTGTGCACCGTAGAACATACGGTGCATTTTACTTTAAGGAGTACTTATGGAATTGCTAAAACGGCTTGAGGCAGCGCTAAAGGGTATGGGAGATTGGGAACAGGAAATGGAAGAGGAAGAGCTTTCGGAGGACATTGAAGACGTACTCAAGGAAGAACAAAAGCCGTTGCCTCCGGCCATCCCACAACGGAAACCAAGGCCCAAGCGCCAAGATCCGGTAGATCTTTTATTGAACCCTAAGTATCAAGAATATCTAAGAGACAACAGACATAAGCTCCCGCGCGATGGTGGCTATGAGACGAAGCGCTTTTTTGAAGATATCTTGGTACTCCTGTCCCGCGTACAAAGTACGATCAGCACGGTTGTTTCTGCAGTCGATACCAGTGTACAGGTTGAAATCAATGATGCCGCCAAGAATTTGCAAATGGTAATCGACGGAGTTAAGGAACAAATGATGTTTGCGGATGCGCCCGGCGAAGTAGATCCCGGAGAATTGGACGACTAATGTTAGCTCCTTGGTATAATGAATGTAGATCATTATTTTAGGAGAATCCATGCCCCGGCTCGCCATCGAGAAAGACGTTGATGTTGGAGAGTATATTGGTGTCGGTGAAGCCAACTGTGTGCGTTGTAATGTACTGACACGCATAAAGATCCATCGCCATTACAGAGATAACAAACTTGTAGACATAGACGATCCGGTTTTTCCCAAAGGCTGGCGGTATTTGCCTTACGGGCCTGCCGGTGGAAAAGCACCATATTGCCCTAACTGCAAACCAGAGGACAAGCCATGACTAAGTGTGAACAACTCTCAGAAGACATTTATGATAGGTTGCGTAGCCTACCGGAAGACTTGCTAGGAGAATACATACAGGAACTATACGATAAGGATTTGATTACCGATGATGACTTAGCAAAGCTAAACGAATTTTCCAGTGTCCAGCTTACAGACTGTAGTGATCTCGCTTATATTATCGGCACGCCTGATGGTCCTAAAGTAAAGAGCGCGTTGCTTAGCATTCTTCCAGATAGGATTGTACAGGATGACCTGGAGCGAGAACATTGGGAAATTGAACTGCAAGAGGAATAATGAAACGAGCTTATTGGGGAACATCGGGTGCTGGAGTTCTGGCAGTTGCCGAAGATACCGGCAGGATACTGGTGGCGTTGCGCGGAGAAAAGGTACGCGAGCCGGGTACCTGGGGAACTATTGGTGGAAGGCGCGATCCGCAGGACAAGTCCCTACGAGAAACTGCACTGCGCGAGTTTATAGAAGAGACTGGCTATCAGGGTCCAATCGATTTGATCCCGGCGCTGGATTACGACGATCCTGGGCTATTCCAATATCGAAACTATATTGGGCTGATGCCTGCCGAAGTAGCCGAGTTCGAAAAGAATTCAGAGAATGATAAACTTCAATGGTGCACATACGATGAACTTATGGCGTTGGATCCAAAGCATCCTGGCCTTGAAGTCTTGCTTGATTTCCTAGGCAACGCTCTGAAAGAGTTAACCGACAGAACTTGATTTTTTGCCGTGGTTTTGCGTTATTCTTATCCTCGTATAAGGAGCGTGCCATGAGGAAAAGAACAGCACAGCAGAGCCAACAGATCCTACAAAAAACAGACGATTTTGCCATCTCTTTTCTAACAGAGCTTTCGACGGTTGCTGAGCAGGCGGGCGGTGTAATGGCTACTCTTCAGGAAGAGATTGCGCGGGAGCCGCTACTTACAGCACAGGAACAACAGGCGCTGCACTTTCTAGAAGAGATCGACGAGAAGTTTATGGATCTACTAATGACGATCTCTGAGCACGTAGGGCTTTGAAAGATAAGCAATGATCTTGGTTCTTGATATCGATGGGACGCTAGCTGATGCATCCCATCGTGCACCAGCCGTCGGTAATTGGAGGATGACACTAACGGAATGGGACAAGTTCTTCGATCACGATCTCGTTACGCAAGATCCCCCGCTGCCATTAACTCAAGATGTGCTTCCTCGTCTTGTAGAACAATTTGATAAAGTAATCTTTCTAACGGGGCGACCACAGCATCTCAGGGAAACGACTGCGGCCTGGCTTCAAGAACATTATGGCATACGGCCGTCTGAAGATGAGTTATTTATGCGCCCGAATGATAGCAATATGCACAGTCGCACACTGAAGAGAAGTATACTAAAGAACCAAGTTCTCCCGATATACGGTGATGCGGAAATGGTTTTTGTCGATGATGAAGATAAAAACCTGGACATGTTCAAGACCTATGGAGAGACGTTTAAGGCCCCAGAGTGTTGGGAAGAGTTCCGACAGAAGCTCGGACCGGCCAGACGGGCAACCCAGGCTGTTGTGGAGCTTCCGATAGAGCGCGTGAACCCGCTGCACGAGGTTAGGGATGAAGAGAAGCTAGCATCTCTCACCCAGAAGATGCAGGAACATGGCTGGGAAGGCCGCCCTTTGCTTGTGGAGCCCTTCGAGGATGGATACCAGGCTTGGACAGGGAGCCACCGCCTAGCCGCCGCCAAACAGATTGGACTGGATACCGTCCCAGCGGTAGTCATAGACTACGACAAGGCTGTGGCTGTGGTGAAACGCTGGGGTTATACGCCAGATGAACTACGGCACGGGATAGGAGATTCGATTATAGAGGATGAAGAGCGTTACCAGCTGCTTTGTGAGGCTAAGGATGAACCTGCAGCTAGGTTAATGTTCCAGGAAGTGTTAAGCAACAGCCTACAGGAAATAAGTAATTGGACGCAGGAACTAAAAGAGACGATAGGTAAGTCACCCACCGTAGTATAATACGATTGTGGCCGCATTCTACGCAAATACCTATTCAGACACTGGTACAACTTGTACATACACAAATGTGCGTGCAGACACTGGTACAACTTGTACATACACAAATGTGCGTGCAGACACTGGTACAACTGTAGAAAGTGTGCATGGCGCATACGTTACACGGCTTGTTCCGGATCGTACTTCAACTACAAACGACCCAGACTATACAATACAAGTTATACGCAGGGTGTATTTTTCTAATGCAAAACCTACAGCGAGCGGCGAGGAAGAAGATTTAGAGTTGGGGCCACCACGCGGGCCGCTTCCCCGCCCAGAAGATCCGATAGAACCAGTTGAGATCATCCTAACAAAGCCGCACATATCCAACAGGTTAATCGTGAAACAGGCTAGGGCTCCTCCGCATGCCCGTTTCATTTTTCTTTTTTCCAATAGGAGTAAGTACCATGGCCGTAGCTGGTGGAATAGACTACATTCGTAGATTTAGCATGTGTAATTGTGCTACGATTCCATGGTCCGATACCTACAATGCACATGCTATGACTATGGATTTCTTTTTGGAAAAGGCTGAGCCTGGTATTCGTGTCCCTGTTCCCCACCAAGACCTTTGGGGAGAGGGCTATGTTCGGGTATTTAAGATTCCAACCGCAATTCACACATTCCTGTTCTCTCCGTTCAATGAGGGTTGTTTTAGGGGTTACATATTAGAAGATGGAACACGCTATGCACTCGGCCCAGATATTGATTTGCTCGCGCTAAAGAAGTATGGTAAAGAAGTTCCACGATTTACCCCAATCGAATTTACAGATAAGCTTCAAAAGGTTTCAGATAAGGTTACAAAGATGTGGGGGCCTAATGTTCTCAAGATAATTATATTGTATGACTTGTCAAGAGCCGTACGGATGGAAAGTGTGGAGACATATACAAGAATGCAGTCGTACCACGATGCTATTACTGCTGAATTCAAGTCCTGGCCGATAGTACAGATATCAGAACCGTGCAGTACTTGCCCACATTGGTTTCATTATTCTGATAATGAGCGCATCAGAATATCTAATGCGGTTGCCAATATAGAGAGCACATTTGACACTGACGCAGCTATACATAAAACAGTACTTTAACAACTAATTAGTTCTTGGTTATCATTATTATAGTAGTAGTTGTACGAAACGAAATGTAACGTAAACGCAGCGCAAACGAAAAGGAGTTGGTCATGTCCAAAAAGCAAACCAAGAACCAATTAATTGACGAGTTACACGCTACCCAGGCGTCTCTCAATGCTCATAAGAATGCCCTGGCGCAAAATCGCAGAGATTTCGAAGATCGCTTGGCACGGTCGGTCGATGAGAGCAAAGAAGCGCAGTCAAAATGCGACGACGCGAAAAAAGCGGCGGATATGTGGAAATCATCCTATTTGGATCTGCAGGAGAAATTTGTCGATATGCATTCCCGGGTAACTGAGGTAAAGACATTGATTCATAATGAGTTGACTGATGCCCGCTTTGTAGAGGTTAATGATCCAGCAGAGAAGAATAGCATCATGCGCTATATATTGCGAGAGCTTGCTAAAAAGTTCATTTTGCTAGAGGACAAGATATGCCAATTCAATGAAAAGTATCTTCCTGTTCCCGAGTTAATGAAATGGATACTTAAACACAGAGAGAAGATAGCGCTGGTCCCTAAGTCCAAGCGCGCTAAAGACTTGAGTGAGGCTCTGGAGGACTTGGCAACGTCACCTGGACAGGTCCACCCTGCTGGCGATTCGGAACCGACGCAGAGAGAACGGGGACACGTTTAAGCTTTACAAAGTCTGGCCGAGCCGTATAATGTAGGTGGAGGCGACCATGACGGCAGGCGAGCGCAAACGCGGCGCTAAAGAGAACTACCTGGCGTACTGCCTGAAACATGAATTTACATCCCAGGCGGACCTTATAGAGTTCATTGTGTACAATTTGTCGGATGAAGAACTGGATAAGCTAGTGCAGCGTTTCAATTCCGGCAATTCTACGCTGCCGCCTATCATACCAGGATCAAAAGAAGATCAGACTCCAGGAACGCCAAGTCGCTGTATCGATGTAACTTACGTGTACACAACAAAATAATCTTCAGAACTTGACATGCTGGTATAATATATCGGATAATACTCTGCGGAGTTGCTAATGAACACTGCAGAAGTAAATACTAAGATTCAGAACCTTCTTAAGCATTTGGACTTGCTTAATAAGGAATTGGTGTCTCTGCAAAGGCACGTAATGGATAATCCGCACGCCAGCGAAAACCGTGTATTGCTGATAGATGAGTGCCTTGGGCGGGTAATGACTGAGCTTAATCAAGCGTATTCCATTATGGTACAGTACGACCTTATTGATTTAAGTTCCACCTAAAGATAATTACTTGACAAAATACGATCAGTGGGTATAATGATCAGTGTAAGCTGTCAAGGAGGATGCCATGAACAAAGATACACGTCTTTACCGCAAGTCAAGGAAATCTGGTAGATTTCAGCTTCTTGTAACTTCAGCAGTTATGAGAGGATGGACGATCCTTACATCGACATCGTTTGAGCTTGCAGATGAAATAGTAAGAAAACTCAACGATGGATTTATTGGTGAAGATAAGGATTATATCTATTACATCAAGTAACGCTTGGCAATCCGTATTACCAAGCATCGGAGGATAGGATGCAAGTTACCTTAAGAAAACGATTGCTGAACATTGTTAGAAATAAGTTTGGTCTGGATTACGTTAAAGATGATAGTTCACTAATACATGCAATGGAACGTGTTGCTGTACTCGCATTCATAGAACGAATGCCAGAAAGTCCAGAACTTTGCGAAGATTGCCTTAGGAAAATGCCACGTGGGATCAGTAGGAAAGCTGTTAGGTGGATGCTGGCTACAGTTGTCATATTAGCGGCCGTGCTCTGCTGGTTGTTCTATTCTATAGGCGCGGCATCCCAACGGTAGGAGACATACAAGTATGGATTCCAGGAAGCGAATGAGTTGGTAGATAAATTGGAAAAACAGAGGAGCATAACATGAGCAAAAAACGATACGGACGGGTAATCTTCAGTATCAGTTATCCAGTGTGCTTGGATGATGGCAACATTGATCAAGCAATCGATCTGCTCAGGGAATTTCTTTGGCTCCCACGTGATATTACCGATGCGGAACGCTTTCTAAACTATGTTCGTGTGGAGGGCGATCCAAAGATGGATGAAAAGGACATTCCCAAGCATTACTATAATCCAGACAGGTAGAAAGTAGGTTTAATGGATTCCAGGCCAAAACGCTGCAGAAAGTATAGCAAACGCGAAGAGCGCAATAGAGGGAAAGCCCGGCGCATGAGAAAATGTAAGGCTATTGATGGGGAAGCGTGCAGCCGGGATGGTGGCAGAGAATACCAGAGAGGCACATATCCTCCGTGATCGAACTATTTGGAAATTCTAAGCGGTTCGAATCCTCATCGCGGGCTGGCCCCAAGATAGAGGGTTTTGTCAATGTGCGTTCCTGGAAAAACAGGAAATATCCCTATGTGCCGAAACAATGGGATCGCCTAGGTAATGTAAGGGAATGCTATCACGGAACTGCACGGGATGCCCTAGCGCGCACTGGGCGTACTGTTCGTGGCGCTCAAGCTGTGTGGGGTAATCGATTGGTCCTGGTGGTGGGTGACCTGTCCGTTCTGGGGAGGGATCGCATTTGTCGTCGCCGTCGCCCTATTGTTCTTCGGCATTTGGGCGCTTGTAGCATTCCTCAAGGAACTGCGACACGGGAGGTAGTATGCCGACCAAAGTAATAAAGTATGAGTGCGACATTTGTCATAAACATTACGAACTGGAAGAAGGCGCAGCGCGATGCGAGCGTGTGCATAAGGTAGAAAACAAGCGCCTGTCGTGGCGGCTTACAACAGAGAACTTGGATACGATCAGTATTCCATTTGGGGGCCAGTGTAAATGAACATCTTAGTGATTGGTGGTGCAGGAAAGCTGGGGAAGGCCGTAATGCACGAGGGCGCATTGCGTAAGCATGTGTTGATGGCTCCGTACCATAATCGCACCATCCGATTTAGTTTAGACATCACTAACCATGCTGAATGTATTCAGCAGATTGTAGAGAATGATTGGCAACCGAGACTAGTGATAAACTGCTCCGCATATAACAATGTAGATGGGGCTGAGACTGGCCCCGGACGTTCCGAGGCGTACGCTACCAATTCTATCGGGCCTGCGAACTTGGCATCTGCTTGCGCGCTTGCTAAGATTCCCCTAGTGCACGTGAGTACAGATTATGTATTTGATGGCTTTGACCGTGGTAGGGGTGCAGCAGAACTAATTGCGTACAAAGAAATTACATACCCAAACCCACTTTCACAGTATGGAATAAGTAAATTTCTCGGGGAAATAAATGTTGGCACGATCCAGCCGGAGTCCTGGGTCTTTAGAACGAGTGGGCTATTTGGGATTAATGGAGAAGGATTACCATTAACTATTTTTAGGGAAATGAAAAAGAATAGAGATCTGAACTTTTCATGTGACTCTGTGTTTTGTCCTACGTGGGCTCCAGAGTTGGCGCGTGTGATTTTTGATTGTGTAGAGAAGCCGGTACCATTTGGAATTTATCATGCGTGTGGAGAATCGTGCAGCCCCTATGCTCTAGCTAATAGGGTTGCTGCATGCTTCGATTGGTCTGAACATTCTTTCAAGATCAATGCCGTTTCTATGGATGAAGCAAATAAAGGTCGTTTCGCTAAACGCCCACGGCTTGCAGCAATGTTTTGTGGTAAATTGATAGCAGCACACGTCACACCGCCTCAGGGCATTACTGTAATTTCCTCTGACATGTTTGAAAAGGAGTAATCACATGTTTAGTACAGACAGGGAAGCGCGTAACTTTTTGTTGTTTTGCATTATTGGAGCGCTTATAACAATCCTCGTTAGTAATGTTTTTACTGCCTGCGACAATAAATGTCCACCAGAGAAATCCTGCACAAATTATTCTGGAAAGGATGTAGTGGCATACGATAATACGATTTTCGACCGCGCAGTTATAAAGTTGGCATGTCTGGAAGGACACATATATTATTACTTCTGTCGCTATGATCAAATCTCTCTGTTTTCTAAGCTGGATGATTCTGGAAAACCGGTGACATGCCCGGTGGAAAAGGAGTCGGCTAGTGGGCCTAACAAAGAAGGAACGTAATATGGTGAATTCCGACGGCGGACTTATAACGACTAAAACCTGTCCTAGGTGCGGACACTGGCAGGGTCGGAAGTATTATCATAGGGATCGCACGCATGCTGACGGATTGTCTTCTTGGTGCAAGGATTGCAGGAATGTTGCGCAGCAGTATCAACGAGACATACGGCGTGATACAGAGAATCCATATGATCGAACCTATCGGGAGTAACACAGGTTAATGACTATCTGGTACACTTCAGATTCCCATTTCGGGCACGTCAATATTATTGAATATTGCAAACGCCCTTTTGCTACAGTAGAAGAAATGGACAAGGCTTTAATTGAGAATTGGAATTCCGTTGTAAAGCAGAGTGATCTTGTTATACACATGGGAGACTTCGCATTTACAAGAAACCATGACCCGAACCAATACCTGAAGCATCTCCAGGGTACTATCATTCTTATTGCGGGCAACCACGACAGCAGCCGCACACGTAAGCGGATGCCCTTCTGCTGCAATCAGATGATAGCGAACATCGGTCCGTACCGCTGCTTGTTGAACCATAGGCCTATCTATCCGGTGGGCTCTGATGACCCGTTTAAGGATTCAGCCAACGAGATAAGTGTTGACGGATTCGATTTTGTAATCTCAGGGCACATCCACCAGCTTAGGATATTTTCTGGGATTTCTCTTAATGTCGGCGTGGACGTTACTAATTTTCTTCCTATTACACAGGAGCGCGTGCTCGAACTACTAAATGAGCGGTCTAAGACCCCGGGCTTTAGAAACCCAGTTCATACTGATCCCAAAGTGCTAGCTACAATGGGTGGTGGGCGTTACGCTGAGTTCGTGCCGGCGCTTGCTACACCTATCAAGGAGCCGACCGATGCCGACAAAACATAAGGGCAAAACAGTGCTGTGGTGCCATGTCTGCTGCAAGACCAAGAATGTTCCTAGAGCAAACATTATGCTCATGGAAGATGCAGAGAAGTACCAGTGTTGTGGTAGGAGAATGTTGGAAGAACCTCCGTCAGCTTCTGTAGTGCTTGTGCACTGGATGAAAAGCCCAGTTGTGCAAAAGCTAAACAAGGAAGCGGCCGAGAACAAGACCAGTTTTGTGGACGAGTTTTGTAAGTTTCTAGATGGTGTACTGTCCGGATGCAAAGATAAAGCCAAGAAGTAACTAACCTCCAAAAGCCCTCTAAAAGCCTCCCAGACAGTATTTTAATCGGGTTCCTCGATTTACAGTATTATAGCTGTAAGAGGTAACCCATGAAAAGACTCGTAATAATTAGTGATTTGCATTGCGGTCACAAATTGGGCATGGTTCCGCCTTCAAGAGAAGGCTGGCAAACCACCGTAGTACAAAAGAAATTATGGAAATGGTATGAGAAGCAGGCCAAGGCGCTCGGGCCGGTTGACGCATTAGTGTGCAATGGCGATGCGATTGACGGGAAGTCTCCAAAGAGCGGTGGCAACGAATTGATCACTACGGATCGTGAGGAACAGGTTCGAATGGCGATGGAGTGCATAAACCAGTTCGATGCCAAGAAAGTTTATATAATAGCCGGCACACCATATCACACTGGCCAGGAAGAGAACTTCGAAAAGATCCTGGCTGATTACCTTGGCGCGAGATTCGATCTTGCGATGTCCTTGGATGTAAATGGCTGCATGTTCAACTTCAGGCACAAGATCAGTTCCTCCACTGTTCCACATGGGCGAGCCACCGCGCTTCTAAGAGAACAGCTTTGGACTATCCTAGGAGCGTGTGTAAAGGAAAATGTAAAGGCTGATGTGGTTGTTCGTAGCCACGTGCATTACCATGTTATGGCCAAGACCCGCTTCGGATTGGCACTCACTACTCCGGGGCTCCAGCTTAGCAGCGATTTCGGTACACGCATTTGTCAAGGTATTATAGACGTAGGGTTCCTCTACTTTGACATAAAAAGTAGGGAGGACTACAGATGGCAAGAACTTTTAGTACACGAACCATTTCAGGTAGCACCAGTAGAAAAGATTTAGGTTTAATAATCGAAAACGAAACGGAGGATCAGAATGGCGATCTCAAAGCCGACACGGATCAAGCTTGTCTTGCAGGGGATTACTGGGATGCGTGGGATAATGTTCGACCGCTATCCAGGGTCAAACAGGACGGAACTGAATCCACAAGAAAAGATGTATCTCGCCGCCGACGGAAAAACACTCGTTCTGCCATCGACAAATATATCAAGCTTTCTAACCGCAGAAAATACGCCCAGCGCCACGAAAATCCTATTCGACTCAAGGACGTATAAGAAGGTTGCCCGCAGCATCGCAACTGCTGTAACTATCGAAGAGGATGAGATTGTATTTACTAAGAAGGGCAAGCCCATAAAGATTGGAAAGTTCGACGATGATGGTAAGGATGCGCTCTCTGGTATGTATATTCATCATGCCGTTGCTAGATTGCCCAAGGGTATTCCAAATCCTAAGAGCAGGCCTGTGCTTCCTACCCCTTGGGAGATAACGTTCCACCTGATTGTTCTGCCGTCTAAGGAATTAGAAGTACAAGACCTGAAGAGAATCTTCGAGGAAGGCGGGCTCTGTGTAGGTCTTGGCACGTTCCGTCCACACTTCGGAAAATTCCGGTTGGTAGAGTTCAAGTCAATGGAATTTAAGGCTTAGCTCGTGGCGATGCCAGGAACGGCACGGACCGGCTGCGCCTGGCGCGGCATTGCGAGGCCGGGCAGAGCACGGCAAGGCAAACGTTTTATAATATAAAATGTATAGTTCTATAAATACCCGGCGAAGATCGGCTGGGCGTGGCAGGGTACGGCGCGGCACGGCTATGCGCGGCAAGGATTGTTTTACAAGTTTTCGTAGTTCGCTGTGTACGCGGCGAGGCTTGGCGATGCGCGGACGTGCGTGGCAGGGCGTTGCGTGGCTGGGCTGGGCGCTGCATAGCTAGGCAAGGCTAGTTTGTTGACAGCAGTTTACAATCCTGTAAATCTAAGTTAGACTATAAGTGCGCTGGGCTGGGAGCGGCGCGGCAGGGCGTGGCAGAGCGCGGCCTGGCTGGGCAAGGCATAGCAATATTGTCGATTGAAAGGTGTTTGCGGCGGTACGCGGCTGGGTGTAGCTGGGCAGGGCGTTGCACGGTAGGGCGTGGCAGGGCGTTGCAAGGCTTAGCAAGGGTTTTGAAATGGACAAGGAACAAGACGCATCACCTGTAGAAGAACCTCCGCTGAAGCGAGTAGGACATGCTGTCGTTCGCTTTATACTTCGCGCTTGGTCTTGGAATGGACTTTCTGCTAGTTCATTATCAGAAGTCCGTTATTTCAAACCGGCCCTGCCTGGCGTCTTTCCTCTCTCTGATCATTTCCCTGATGGCGATTCTTGTTGTAAGTGAGTACACCGCTACAAAAGATTACTGGTTGCTTCTAGGATACGCTTGTGGAAATGCTGTAGGAACATTCATCGGGGTCAAAGCCAAGATCTTTAGTTACAAAAAGTCCAACAACTAAACTCGTGAATTTCGAAGTATAATGCCTGTAATGAGCCAGAAGACGGCACGAGTATGCCCGCAACGATGCGATAAGCCAGCGAGGCGTCAAAAGCGCAAGCGTAAGAAATACATTGGGAATTCATTTTGTTTGCGCAGTTGGAAGTCCAAAAAGGTTCCAGACGTATAGGAGAACATTATGGCAGATGAGACTAAGTCCGATCCCCTTAATGAATTCGGAACCGACCAAAAAAATAGCAACGAAAACATAGTGCCCTCTAAAGCACAGTGCGAATCAGTAGCCCCATGCGATCCTTGTGAGTCTAAAGAACGCGGGTATGGTAGTCAGCTTACCCAATGGGCTATCTCGGGCCATGACGAATATTTAGCAGTTGGGCAAACCATCCCAATACTTCCACCCGGCGTGTACAACCAACACCGAACACAACAGGGAATTAGATTTGAAAAGATGGACATCAAAGTAGACGCGCTCATAGATTTTCCAGACGGCCTGCCAAAACTAATCTGTGACGAGATTGAATCTTTTTGGACACGCGAGAAGATATTTCATGATTATGGATTTCTACACAGGAGAGGATACTTACTATATGGTATTGCTGGTGGGGGTAAGACAGCAGTAGTTCAACTAGTCTCTAATAAAATTGTAATGTCCGGCGGAATCGTAATGGTATGTGCACACCCGTCCATCCTGAAAGACGCGCTGGTAACATTTCGTAAGATTGAGCGGGACCGCCGCATCATATGTATATTCGAGGATATCGACGCAATTGTATCACACCATGGTGACGATGAACTTTTAGCACTGCTCGATGGTGAATATCAAATAGATAAAGTTTTGAATATAGCCACCACTAATTATCCAGAGCGGTTGGATCGTAGATTGGTGGCCCGCCCAAGACGATTTGACAGAGTTATAAAGGTAGAGCCACCGTCTAAGGAGACACGAAGAATTTATCTTAGCACTAAGCTAAAAATAAATGGCGGGGAATTGGCAGAGTGGGTAGCGCGAAGTGATGGATTGTCATTCGCTGCTCTCGCTGAGTTAGTCATTAGTGTAAAGTGCTTAGGAAATGATTTCGAAAGCACACTTGACATGCTGAAGAAAATGGACAGCAGAAAAATATCTAGCGATGAATTTTCCAGTAGAATTGGTATTCACAGTAATCAACACCTGCTGCGAAAGTCCATACTTGACAAACACTAAACAGTGCTTATATTAAGTTAACGCGCTGGGAGGTAATGCATGTCCGAAACGAAGACGGAGAAGCGGATTCATGTTATCGACAATACCGGTAAGACAACCCCTGCTGTGTTCCCTACTCCCAAGACCCCTCCGCCAGAGGACGACCCTGTCGAGGTAGCCATGGCTCGCAAGGCCAAGGGAGCGCTTCCTGTGAAGGCACAGAAGGTGCTGGACAAGCGTCGGGTCAGGCGTGCGAAGAAAGAGGCGCGGGACGTTGGGCATGCGATCTACACGCGGGAACTGTCCAAGGAAACCAAGAAGCGCGTGAATGAACTAATCGCTATACTGTGGGCCTCTGGCTTTGCCAAGACTGGGGAACGGAAAGTGCTGCGATCCTTAGTCGATGGAATGATCGCTGCAGGGAAGGAGGAAACTTGTTAGTCATGGAGTACCCGAAGATAAATTCAGTATTCAAACGGGACGAGCACAAACACTTTATTATAGGACAGTACGCCACCCCCGAAATCGAATACCTAGCAGGCAACCAATGGATGTGGACAGAGAAGGTGGACGGCATGAATTGCCGTGTAATATGGGATGGCAAGACCGTGCAGTTTGGAGGAAAGACAGACATGGCTGTTATGCCTGCCTTCCCCCTTGAAACATTGCGCGGTATGTTTCCTGCTGAGAAATTGGCGGCGCAATTTCCTCCAGATATAAACAATCCAGAGAATTTGGTAGTTCTTTATGGAGAATGCTACGGATCGAAGATTAACAAAGGGGGGAAATACCGTGACGATCCGAGTTTTGTACTATTTGACGTTCGTGTTGGCCGTTGGTGGCTTCTACAACCAAACGTGGTCGATATTGCTGTGAAGCTGGGCATTGATTTTGTGCCTGTGATGGGTATAGGAACTATTCCAGAGGCCGTAGAATTTGTCAAGGCTGGGTTCTTTTCAAAGTGGAACCCCACTAACCCATTCCAGGCCGAGGGGATTGTACTGCGCCCAGTGATCTTTATGGCTAGCCGCGCTGGTGGTCGCATCATTACAAAGCTAAAGTTCAGGGACTTTGCGCATCTCAAGAATGTGTAATTATGGAGTATGATACATAAGGTGACACATGGAAGAGCCGGCCAAAACACGTAAACAAGCTCAGTGCATTATCAAGAGAATCCGTTCACGAAAGGGCGTTTACGACATTGCTACGGTTGCCTGGGGAGAGCACAAGCTTAGCATTCATATGGAAGATGAAGACAAGAAGAGCGCTAAGATTCGTATGACAAAAATGCTGAAGGTCATTGGCTTTGAACCAGTTTGGGCAGTGGAAGAAGAGTAAGGACAGTGCCATGTCTACGGACACTAATTGAAATAATCCAAGTTCTTCTGGTATGATCCAATGTAGGATAATACCGTCAACTACCGTTACCTTTAGGCATGTAGTCAAGCGAATGAGAAAGTTGTAATGTTAGTAAGAGAACTAAAACTCAGACCGGCAAAGAGACTGGAATCTACTCTAAACGAGTGGTTGTGGATTTTGACAGGTATTTACAATTTTGGCATTAGGAAGATAGAACTAAATGCAAAAGACAAACTATACTTTTCATCGTTTGATTTTTGTAACCTTTGCTCTAATCATTCCGATAAACTTGAGATTCCCTCCCATACCCTTCAAGCAACTCTGATGGGCGCTTACAATTCTTGGAAACGCTGCTTCAAGAAATTAGCAAGGAAACCGAAACTAAAAGGGATCCGCAACAAACTACGATCCATCCAATTTCCAGATATTATCCCCGTATCTCGGTTCAAGAACGGAAAGATCAATCTTCCAGGATTAGGAAGGATTCGGTATTTCAAACAAGACCTTCCAAAAGGAAAAATCAAGCGAGGAAGAATTGTAAAGAAAGCATCCGGTTGGTATCTCCAACTAATACTGGACGCTAACCACACTTTCAAAGTCTATGAAACAACCAAGAAGGTTGGTATTGATACTGGTTTCAAACATTTAGCAGTACTTAGTGATGGAACCAAGTATGAAAATCAAAGGAACTTTATTAAAGGACAGAAAAAATTAGCACAAGCACAGAGAGGAAACAGGAAGAAGTTAGCAGCCAGATTGCATGAAAAAATTGCCAATCGCAGAAAGGATTATAACCACAAAATCTCCAAAGATCTTGTACAGAATTATGCTGAACTCTATATCACAAACGATAATCTCAAAGGACAAGCGCGCCGGTTTGGAAAGTCAATTGGGGATGCAGGAATTAGCCAACTACGGAACTTCGTTTTCTACAAGAGTGATAATCATGGTAGGAAATGTGTTCTCGTAGACAGCAGAAATACCACCATGACTTGCTCGAACTGTGGGAGCCGTTCTGGTCCTACAGGATTGAGCGAGCTTGCGGTGAGGCAATGGCGCTGTGTGGATTGTGGGTCTACGCACGACCGCGATGTAAACGCGGCTCGTAACACGCTACTTGCCGGGCTCGGAACGAGCCACGAGAGGAGCCGCGATGTCGCGTAACTCCGTCAGGAATCCACCGGCTTTAGCTGGGGGGAGGTTCAAGAATATAAGAAAAGTCAAGGTTGGCGAGGACATATACCGAATAGTTTACAAAAAAGATGACAAGTTTCACGGTGTATGCGACACGGTCAGCAAAGTAATAAAATTGGATTCTGGTTTGAAGGAATTAGGGTTAACAGCGCAGGTAGAAACAATATTCCATGAGTTGGCCCATGCTGTAGCATCACATTTTGATCTGGACGCGGCATTTCAAAAGAGCAAGGCAGCAGAGAAACCATTCGAACAGGCAATAGATTTCTCGGCTAAGGGTTTGTTGATGGTTATGCTTGATAATCTTTCTCTGTTTGAATGGATTATCAAGGCGCTGAAGAAAGAAACACGAAAAGGTGCGCCTAATGTTAAACAACGCCACGGACAAGGAAAAAGAAAGCGTAGACCTCGGTGAACTTTGGAATGTAGTCCCTAAGAACCTTACAGAGGCGATAGACTTACTGGATCGTACGCTGCCCGTCTCTGCCAAGATAGAATTGCGCACCAGGGCACCAGGCGTTTTCCACCACGGTTTTGGAAGAGAGCTTCGCAATCGGTGGAAGCTGTGGGAAGAAAATAGCCCATTAGTGCTTTGGTTCAAGTCTAATGAGATATTTCATCCGGACGACATGTCCGGAATCATTCTTAACTCTTTCCACAAGCATCTACAAGGTAGGCCAATCGACCTGGACGGGCAAATTGAACATTATAAAGAGTACTGGTCACATGTCCCCGCAGACGCTGTGGCAAACATAAACAATGACATTGCCGCTGTCAAGTTGCAACTAATCGAAGAGTTAAACAATACCAATCTACAGTTGCAGTCCGCTATAGAGAACAAAGTTCGTGGATCTTACAAGACATCAAACGAGGTATACGAGCACGCGCATAGCCATACAGTTGCACTTGAATTAGAAGTTAGTCGTCTGCGCAGCCAGATCTATACACTACAAAATGACAAGGGAGATCTTCTGGGTAAGCTAATTAAACTAGGTAGAATGTTAGATAAGGCGCATAAAGAATTAAATAAACGCAAGGCACACTAGGAGGAGGAATGACAATGGGTATGCTCAAACGTATCCATAGAGTTTATTTGTCTTGGAGATGCTGCAGAGCGCATACTAGATACTCGTACTACCAACATCGGCTTTTGTTGCTGGGCCGCCAATGAAACATGTGTGCTTCAGCAACTGTAAGGATCCAGAGAACAGATCCAAAAAGAAATGTTGCTGTGGCGGGCACAACACGAGCAACAACAAAAAGCGCAAGAAGCCAAAGCGGAAGAGCGTAAGGAGATAAACATGCAAAGCTATTTTGATATTGCTGAGTGTTGGGCGGCGCGGGATAAGCGCATAGCCAATCTGGAAGACAGAATTAATGGCTTGGAGGCGCAGCACCGTCCTAGAGGACCAGAGCAAATGTACCAGTGCACCGAGGATGCCAAAGGAACGTGTAATGCTATATCTTGCACCATCCGTGGGCCGCATGGTCATTCCTGGGGGCCGCACGCCGCGTGTGGGTATCATCCGGGAGCACACTGCTTACCAGTTGAGGATACACCAGCGCCTACAAGTGAGAAACATACCTGTAGTGATTGCCCACTGTGTAATCAACCATTTAAGGATCCTGAAGGACATACCTACGGGGTGTGCACAAATATTAATTCGCGTACAGAACTAGATCGGGGTGAATGCCGTGCGCGTACCAAATGGCGAGAGGCAGAATTGCTATCCATTTTGGCAGAATGCAAACGGGACCAACGAGAGGAACGAGAGGAACGGATACGAAAAGACGAACGCAAAAAGATTTTGGATGAGCAAATTATAAAGATGTGCCACCACATAATGAAAGAGTGCGGGCCAGGTCCAACGATTGATGGAAAAGTTACCAGGAGGGACATCCGTGAAACCTGCAAGCGCTGCGAGGCGGAGGCACGCTTGAATGAGTGTGACCAGATCATGGCCGCGATTAAGGAACATCATGATAAAGTACCGGCCGCTCAAAAAGAAACAGTAGAGGATGTTGCGCATATAGTGCGTGGTATGGCAGCCGTTGCAGCGGACAAAGTTAATAATGTGTGTCCGGGAAGGGATCCATACTGCGATAGTTGTCAGTTTGCACTTGCTTGTACAAGCCCGCACATGAAGATGAGTACAGATCCAGTAAAGAAAGAGCCCTCAAAACGCGCAAAGGTTTTGAAGGAAGCGCCATTGCGAGCATGTTATGCCGAGGTCAGTAATTATTGCATAAATGTCAAATGCACGCACAGGGATCCACATAAGAAAAACAAGGACTGTGAGAACGAGTGCGGGGTTAATAACCAGTGCGAAGATGTTAGAGCGAATAGGTAAAATGAAGATTGTACGCTGGATAAAATGCTACATCTGGTGGTACATTCGTAACCGCATTTGTAATCTCTTCCGTCCGCTCTGGTGGAAATGCAAGTGGTGGGAGCATAAGTTTAAAAAGGCGGAAGAGCGATACGAAATATGGATCGTTAGGAAATTCATTACACCGATGCCGATGAGTAGCTTCTTCGAGTCTGGTTATATCTATGTTCCGAAGGTGGATTTTGTAGTCACCGCCACACAATCAGACGAAGAGAGGTTAGCTGTAATGAAGAAAAGAATTGAGCAGATGGAAGAAGAGATGCGCAAATGATAAGAACGCTGCATGAACTAGCGGAATACCTAGTGGATTTGGTTCTGCTAGAGCCGTTAGTCAGCAGCAATCCACCAAAGGAGCGCGCACGTCGGGCAATAGAGCGCGGAGAAGAGATCCCAGAGAGTGCGAAACCTGGGTATATTATAAAGAGTCTCCCTGATGAACTAAGAGAGATGGTAAAGAAACTAAACTGGAAACACTTTTGGCATAGGGTAGCTAAATGAAAACGATCAATATACCAAATTATCTACATAGCCACTTCATCGGACTTATTGATGTAGCTGTAACATTTATTGAAGCACGCAAAAGAAACCTTACGGTTACGGAAATCCTGACGGTCAAGTTTGCCAAGAAGCTAATTAAAAAGTACGACAAGGAAATTTGTAAATGAAGATTATAATTGCGGCCAGCTTAGCAATAGTGTTAGCTGGGTGTGGTGTTAGTATCACCCCGCCGATAACTAATGGATGCTCATCGGAAGGCATAAGTCAAGGAGGACGATGCGGTGTTGCGTTATCGTGCTGTGCGGATAATAAGTTACAGGATCAACCGGCCCCAGAAGTGTGCAATGCCCTAGTCAAATCTGCGCAGTTTCGGATTCCCATAACGTATAAGGGCGAGATACGGTACTACGCACTTGCAGATTGTATCCTTGAGCAAGTGGATCTGGCAAGCACGTACTGCATAGATCTACGGTACACCTGTGGGGAGCGCAAGGAAAGGGAATAGTGATATGCTGGGCAGACCAAAATATGAAGTGTTTTTGTACGCTGCACTAAAGAAGTATCAGCCGCCGGATATGGACGATTGTTCATTCGAGCGGGCCGTAAACCACCTTATGGAATACAACTTCGATCAGAAGGTGGATCTATCTAGAAAAGAAGTTGTCTACCGGTCTTCTTTCGATACACTATACGCGATGGGTTTTATGTATGGGAGAAATAAAGAACTGGAGGAGGTGGATAAGCTCTTTAATGCTTATTTGCTGGAACAGGCATCAAACCTTATTTCTTTTATTGTAGGATCCATGCAGCAATTCCGGGAACAAACTGATACTGAATCCGTCCTAATGTCTCTGCCAGAAGTATATTTCAGATGCTATCGTGTCGGTACTCGGCTGTTTGGAACAGCAGTGGAAGCGAATAAGACTGACTCTACCATGCGCTTGTATAGTGAACCGAAGTATGGTTTGTTTCGTGAGTTTGCCATTGGAGACTAGGAGGAAACAATGACCATGCCGGATGTTATTAAGGAAACAGAAGTAATGTTGTATAAAGCAAACCTATACAGTAAGCAATATGTACTTTGGGCAGGAGCACTGGTTGCTGTCACACAGCGACTTGTAGCTGAAGCCAAAAAGATGAAGGAGCAGCTAGGGAAAGTAGAAACAGCTTGTCAGGAGGAATGTTTATATAGAGATACAGATGACGCGGATGATGCGTGCGATTGCCCAGCGTGCCTGGTATGGGTTAAAGTAAATAAGGATAACGCATGAAATACTATCTAAAGTATATTGGCCAGGAAGAGAAAGAAGTAACAAAGGAGGAGTATCTGGCCGCTGCTGATTTAGAAATCTTCGGTAGCGTGCCGCCCAATATAATTCCAGCCCTCTTTATGAATAAGACTGGCAGCGGGCGTTTAGATCAAAGATCCATGCACGAATGCGTGCTGCGCGAAGGTCTAAATGCAAGGCCGGGTGCTACGCCAGAGATAACTGAAGCGCGCATAGAGGAAGAACTGGAGATAGAATGAACTACTATAGCGTTTCATTTTCATATTACGAATTTTCCCTGCGGGTAGAAAACAAGAAGTACGCATGGACAATGGGAGATTATAGATTCCCAGAGGACATTGACCAGATCAAAGCTGAATACGCCCGTGCCGCAGACCACCGCCTTGGGCTTGGCTCATTCATCCTTATGCGTGCCGAGGAAATTGTAAGAGCGGCGTTCATGCTCAATGGGTATCCGCACGCCCACGCGTATGCATTCCCGGATGGTAGCCTATATGTAGATACCAAGACAGAGCATACCATTGAAGCCGCTACAAAGAACATCGAGAAGTACACCAAGGAGTTTGGCATCGTGGTAGAGAACATTTCTGAGCTAAACGAAGGTCAGCTAATGCAGAAGCCGGGCAAGTATGATCGGCAAAAGGATCTAACGGAATTCAGTACGCGCAAATGTTATATCGATGTATGTGAGCACCGTGGATATTTCTGGTAAGGGCCACCCATGTTCAAATCTGGTTTAGATGATGTAGAGGAAATTAAAGAGGGCATTCGCAAATATTGGCGGGCGGGTCTGAAGAAGAAATTTACACCGGAAGATATCGAGTTTATGAAGGAGAATTTAAGGAAAGCTACGGAGGACACGTTGAACAAGTTCGGAGCGGGATTGATAAAACCAACAATAGAAGTAACAATCGATAAGGATGGAAAGATTACTATAACGTGGTAGAGAGGTCTTGGAGGAACCCATGAAAACTTATGAACCCGTAGGCGACGTGGATGTAGATTCAGGAATGATTTGGATTGGTGACCCTTGCTATGTCAAGGACAAGCTACTTGACTGGCGAAAGGTGTGCACCAAAATAGAAGAGGAACAGGATCGTGGGATTACTAGATTCCGTCACGACACAGGCCATGAGGGAATGGGAGTCTGCATAGGCGGGTTTGGCGGAGATGGATCATATATAGTGGAGGTCGTACGATCTGTAACTGGATTAATAAAAGAAGCGCGCATCATATTTAGCAAGGAGGAAGAATGAGCCTGAGAACATGGAAGAAAGAATTCTATCCAGTTCCAGCAATTAAATGCACAACCAAACGAAGTGCGCTCAGACATTCCATAAAGAAGTGGAAGGGATTGCTACCAGAGAATTTGAGTAAACACGGTGTGCGTAGCGATCCTCCGAACAGATGCATCGGGGAAGACTCTGGTGTGTTCATGATCTCCTCCGGTACATGTGCACTGTGTCTTCGGTTTGATTGTATGGATTGTGCACTTTATACACCGAGGTCCCATAGTGGTTGTCAGCGCTACTACGCAAAGTGGACAGTGTGCGACAATCCAAAGCCTATGATTAAGTTTATACGAAGCAGAATGGACAGACGCAAAAACCACCGAGTGAGAAATGGTTAACCAGATAAGTATAAAAACGTGGTACGGAACTTGGTATATTCCGTCAGACGTACACATTCAATTCTTGAACGGCAAACTAGATTATAGGTGTCCCGTCTGCCTAAAGCCGTTCGAGTCTGTTGCTAAGGTGAGAAAGCATAGGGATAGTACAAAGGAATGTGCATGCGAAAAGTAACCGTGACACTTGAGGTAGAGATCCCGCGTGGCCCGTATTGTCACGAATTCGCCACCGACACGACATGCAGACGCTTTGACGATGGTGAGAAGTATGAACCTTCTGGAATGTTTGAGCATGAAGATAGGTGTGAACTATTCGATATCAAACTAGTACGGCTTGAAGACCCGGAGTGGCGCTATCCATATCCACACAAGGTTTACCGTTGTACCAAATGCCTTGCACTTGACAAGAAGAAACTAATAAGGAACAAGTCCACCAAGAGAAGCCGCGCCTTCTGGGAATCTGTGAAGCGTTCTGCTAAGTCTGTGGAGAAGTGTCCGGAGTGGATGAAGGCAGGGATTACACTGAACCCAGAACATTATGAAACATACCCGCCAAAGGAGCGCAAATGAACACCGCGCAGATAGATTACCTGGAAGATCTGGCTAAGCTGCAGAGCAAGATACTGATTGAGCTTCACAAGGTGGCCATGAGCCGGGATCCGCACGTGAAGGATATGGGAAGCGTGTGGTTCTTTGCCCAGGCAACGGATATAAGAACAGTCCTAATAGGAATAACCAATGTCCTAACTGCCGTTAAAGCGGCAGCTGCATATGAAGCTTCGAAAAAAACAACTAAATATGATTATGATAAAGAAGTAGCGCATACTGAAAAACCGCTTGGACCAGATTTCCTGTGCGGCGCTGAAAGACAGCCAAATCCATTCCTGGAAGCGGTAGATCAAGTTAGAGGGAAGCCAAAGAAAATGGCTATCTTGGAGGATAGTGAATGGCCAAAGGGACCGCCGCCAAAAGCCACCAGGAAGCCCAGGAAGCAAGCAAAGCCTGGAAAGCACACCCAGCAGGCTAAAACAGTAGCGAGGTTCGTGCAGGATCAAGACAACCTGGCAGGATATCTATATGGGAAGCGTGTGGTCATACCGGTATACGAAGAAGCCAAGGCAAGACATCAAGCAAACCGGCTCAATTGCCCAGCGTGTGGATATGAGAACACCCGCACAGTGACCAAGTTCAATCCCTGCGCAGCGTGCCGGTATAAGGCTGGGATCGGAATACTACCTTGGAATTGGAATGAATTCGTTAGAAAAACCCTGCGGCGCGTTTGGGGGAGTAGTAAAGCTGGGAAATTCGATCCAACACTGATTAAACCATATGCGAGAGCACCGGAAGAAGCAATGGCAATATATAACGACATGCAGCCGAAGAAGATCACCAAGCACAAACAGGCGCAAAAGATTCTAGAGGACTCCCTAAAAGCAGATCCCTGTCCAGCGTGCCATAAAACAGGAGTGCAGGATGTAACCAGGACTAAACCCTGTAGGTATTGCGGATGGAGAGACGGAACTGGGGTAGAACCAAAGGACTGGAAGAAGTATGTAAGGGACGTGCTCCAATTCACCAGTAGAGTCAGAAAGGCCAAGCAACACAGAACAACCAAACGAGACAAGAAGCCAACGAAGGCCAGTAGAAAGCTAGAACTCACCCCAGAAGATTTTGAGGAACCGGGAGCGCAATAAGCCATAACATAGCCCCAATATAAATTATCTATATATAAACATAAGTATCTATCCGGAAGCAAACGCAAGACAATTAGCCATTTCACCCCATCAACTGCCGTAAAAGCGGCAGGAGCGGTGAAACGTACAACCATGTATAAGGAATAACCAAAAGGTATCCTTTTATAAGATACCCATATATCCCCTGCCGTTAAAGCGGCAGCGAGGTACTTATATCCCTTTATTATATAAAGATAAATATCTAAAACTAAATAATGTTGAGCGGGGGAATGGATATAAATAAGTAAGGATGCGCACGTTATATCGAAGGACACAAGGGAAGGGGATAAACGTAAAGGAACAGGATAGAGGAGCCCAGGATACGTAGAAGGGTACGGAGAGACGTATAACACATCTACACCGGTTACCGATACCGTTAAGATAAGCCCCACAGGAATAGCACTACGGGCATAACCACCCGTAAAAAGGACCCCTGGTAGCCCCCGTTGTAAACCAGATCCTGGCCGGGAATTGATTAGTTTATACTTATAATAGCGCCCTACCTCGCTATTATAGCTAACCGGGGGCTGTAACCGATTGGCGGCGTGCTGGAGCAATATACACGTTCTCCTTGCCCGCTCGTGCTTCGAGCAGACTAGGCCCGCTTTCGGTCGCCTCCCGGCAACCTTTTCAACCGTTGGCCAGACCTTGCCCGTTTATCTTGCGCACGATCCTTATATTTGTAAATAAGGTATTTTTCACCATTTTGGAATAGTGGGCTGTTTTTCGTATATCAGTCCCCTTACATAGTAATTTAAGCATTAGTTTAGTTTTGTCAAGTCGATTTTTATATTATCTTTATATCTAGACAACCGATATAAGATTGCTATAATAAGGATAACGCGGGAGGATACCATGGCCGAACGATTCAAACTTCGATTGACAAGCTAAAGATCATACATATAATGATCTGGTAACCGGGAGGCTAAAATGACGGCATACCACGTTAGCGAGGCGGCTATCGGCTCTTGCGGGATGGCAAAGAAAAACCGCGTTGCCCTGGGATTGCGCCAGTGTGGATCCATCGGTCTTTGGGCCTGTGATCGTGGTGGTTGGACCTGTCACAGGACGGCCGGTTGTCGCGATTGCTACGTCCAGCGGTCAACGCAAGTTTACAAGTATACCCGTCAAGCCTGGTCGCGGGGAGGGGTTGACGATCAAGGCTGGAATCGGATCACGGCGGCAACCTTCAAGGGGCTGGCCCGCGTTCGGATCTGTACTCGTGGGGAACCCTTTCATACGGCGGAGGATGTTTACAAGGTGGCCGGTTGGGTGCTTGAAAACCCTACCACTAAGTTTTGGATTCCTACCCGTCGGTGGACCACGGGGTTGTCTCACGGTTGGAACGCTGAATTTGTGCGCTTGATCGAGCGGCACGTTATGATCCTTCCGAATGCTTTCGTCCAGGCATCGGTTGATCCGTACACCGCACACATGTTCCCGCGCTTGATCGCCCATGGGTGGTCTACCATGTACTTTGAAAGCTCTGTCACGCCGGCCGACTATCCCAAGGGGTTGCATCCGGTGGAGCGGACCGGGAACATGGTTTACTGCCCGAAAACGTGGAACCTGATTATCAATTCGCATGGCCGTGTGTCTGCTAAGCACGGGCAATGCCGGACCTGTAACCATTGCTTTGGGCCGTCGCGGATTGACGTTTGGTTGAAAAACCACCTGAAAGCCTACAGGGACTCCGATCTGCCCGGTGGAGCAACCGGCAAGCCGTTGAACTAATCTATTGACAAGCTAAAGATCGTGCTTATAATAATAATGGCATAGAGCCGGACTACAAGCGGGTGATACCGCAGCGCCCCGGCCCCACGGTGCGACGGAGGAACGGTCCAGAACACTGCGCCTTTGGTTGACCGTGGATTAGAAATGGGCCAGTTCTGGTAAAGCCCAAGCGGGTGAGACTCCTCGCCTATGCCAGTCTATTTAGTTTTGATTTTCACATGCTCCCCTTACATAGTAATTTAAGCACTAACTGGTTTTTGTCAAGAGATAATGTACTCTTTACAAGTTTATTTATATGCTTATAATATATCTAACCGGGAGGCTACCATGAACCTTGAAGCGACCGAAAAGGAATACGGCGACGTGTCAGACGGTGTGTCAGAGTTCTGCGGCGATGCTTTGATCATCCAGGACGCTTGCAACCTGTCAGGCGTGGTCCATTCCTTCGCGCGGGTTATGTCAATCCTGTGCGAGGATGCCCGGCGGTTGGGCAAGGGAACCGATTGGATCAACCATCACCCGATTGCCGTGCTGTTCGCAAGCAAGATCGACGATATGGTACAGCGCAAGCCGGAGGTCACCGTGGACTTCTCGAATGCTTATTCCTTTTGCTTCAAACACCGCAGCTAAGGATTGACAAGCAACGATAGATACATATAATGATCGTAACCGGGAGGTAACGAAAATGAAATGCTACAGGTGCCACAAGGAAAAAGAAAGTCTGGGAACTGCCTACCTGACCGGCGGCGGCCAGGTCCAGAACGTGTGTACGGAGTGCAAGGCAACCGTGCAAAAGGGGAGTCTGGAATCGTTCGCCAGGGAGCATGTCGCAGGCCTGTGCGATGCGCTGAACGGCGGCGATGGCAAGGAGATCGGGACGGCGCTAGCCGATGCCATGAACTTTCAACATCGTTACCTGCAAGGCGAACTTTTCAACATGCTGTGGAATTTCTTCCGGGAATACCGCAAGCACGATTTCGATGCCCGGAACGAATGGGCGGTCAAGATCGCAGGCAAGTGGGACGAGCAAGTGGGAAAGTAAAAAGATTCGGTTGACAAGATCGTATCGGTGCTTATAATAGGAACATGGGCAATCAAGCCCAACCAAACGGGAGGTTGATATGCGCCACAAGGAAAACAAGAAGATCCACGTGCAGGACAATTCGAAGAAGAACGATCCGGTGGAGCAGGTGCTGAACGATCCCGTGGCCCAGATGAAGGCGTTGCTGGCCAAGATCCCGGAAGAGCAGCGCAAGGCCATGGCAATCGAGGCCGGGTTGATCAACCTGGCAGGATATCTATATGGGAAGCGTGTGGTCATACCCCGCTCCGAGACGCCTCGCATCAACAAGGGCAAGGAAGCGTGGGAGAAGGCGGTCGGTGCGCTGTTCAACAAGACCGGCGACGTCAAGGAGATGTTGACTGCCTGCGAGTTCCCCGTGGCCTTCAGCGTGACGTTCGAGGTGGACAAGGCGGGCTTCTTCTCTTCCACCCTCAAGCGTGTGCGCGAGGAGTACGGCCCCCGGCAGAAGAAGGACGAGCCGGCGGAGCAGACCGCCACCCCGGCGGCGTAACATTGCCTCCCGGACCCCCGGTGCCCTCGGCCGGGGGTTTTTCTTTGCCAAGAGGATAGATAAGGAAGCAGTCCCCTTACATAGTAATTTAAGCATCGTTTAGCTAATGTCAAGATATTAGTTGTACTTGACAAACTATAGATTATAACTATAATATATCTAACTGGGAGGCAATCATGAAAGTGAAAGACTTGATTAAGGTGTTAAAGAAGTTCGATCAGGATCTGGAAGTGGTTTTGTCCATCGACGCGGAAGGGAATGCCTTCAATCCATTGACTGGCATCGCGGAGTGCATGGTCGAGATCAATCGGCGCACGCTGGGAAGTTTCCGGCGCTCCGTTGCCAAGGAACAAGCGGCCCTCGTGCTGTGGCCGGAAGATTGACAAGCTTCGGATCGTGCCTATAATAGTTGTGTAGATAACCGGGAGGCAAACCATGGCATATCTATTCGGACTGGTGACAAAGAAGGAAGCAGCGGCCCTTAAGAAGCGCGGCTGGACGCTTGAAGATCCGCAGGATATGATCGAAGAGGCGCAGGACACCGCAGGCGATCTACACGAGCGCCAGCAGGCGGGCACCGACAAGGGCAACGCCTTCGTCGGGGTGTACGTGGATACCAACCTGTTCGAGGTAATGAGCGGGCCGGATTGGGACAAGGGCAAGTAAAGATCGGGCCTGTAGCTCAAAGGTAGAGCCAGCCGCTCATAACGGTTAGGACTGTGTTCGATTCACAGCAGGCCCATTTGACAAGCCAAGGATCGGTCCTATAATAGTTGTGTAGATAACCGGGAGGTGAACCATGGGCTGGACGTTTACACACGGCGAGACAAAGAAGAGCCTAATCCAAGATCGTTGCAAGGAGTGGCATACCCAAGTGGCCAAGGGGATCTCTTTGGCCAAGTGTGTTCGGGGTAACATCTTGTGGATCGTTTGGGAAGTGACGCGCAAGGATACGGATCAAGTCGGGCGGTTCATCGAGTGTGACATCCTGGGGAGTAATGGAGCGTTCGGATGGGGCTACAAGGATATGGAAGAATCCATGGGGCCGTGTCACTACTCTTGCCCGATCAAGTTCCTGGATATGGTTCAAGAGGACGGCACGGGCAACACAAACGAGAAGTGGCGGGGAGAAGTGCGCAAACACGCCGCACAGGTCAACCGCAAGGTCACGGTCGGTGAGATGTTCAAGCTCAGTGACGGGCGAGTGCTCACAGTGTTAACCGTGCGCCCATTGCGGGTTAGCGTCAACGGCTTTGGAACCTTCCGGTGCTCCAGAAGGATATTGACAACGCCGCATCAAGTGTTGTGTGTAAAGGACGTAATCGGCTCTTCCTGCCCGGAATGCAACGAGAATCACACCAGGGCTTAACATTTACAACAAGAGTGCTTATAATACAACAGAAGGAGATCGCCATGTACGCACAAGAGCTAAAGCCGATTTCGGAACCAACCCAGCAAGAAGTAATGCTTGCATCGTTGATCCTTCGAGTGAACTACTACGGGTTTTCAAAAGGATTCGAGTCAGAGCGAACGGCGATCCTAGGCGGGCGGACGTTGGATTTCTACTATAAGACCATCCTGTGCGGTCCGGTTACACTGTTCGGGCAAGCTTGACAAACTAAAGATCATACACATAATGTATTTGTAACCGGGAGGCGATCATGGACAAGAGTAAGCTAACGGCCATGGCGCGCACGAAGCCGAGCAAGCCGCTGCAAGGACTTCTTTCCAATCCTGTGCTACTCAACAGCCCGATCCTGGACTTCGGTTGTGGCCGTGGCATGGATGTTGACACGCTGAATTACGGGGGATTTCCTGCAATTGGATACGACCCTAACAATCCAGTTTACACTGCCTTCCCTCGCGGAACATTTCCCACCGTCCTAATGTTCTACGTGTTGAACGTCCTGCGCCCGGTTGACCGCAGCGTCGTGTTGCGGCGGGCATGGTCCCATGTCAAGCCGGGTGGCCGGCTAATCATCGCCACCCGCCCGATCTCGTGTGTCTCGCAGCACGCTCGCAGAGCCGAGCGCGATGGTAAACCGTGGAAGGCATGCTCCGATGGTTTCCTGACAGGCACCGGCACGTTTCAGTGCGGGCTGGACTACGCCCAGCTTTCCTACCTAATCAAAGGATTGCCCAACCTGTGGGACTCCTATCGTTTTCCTCCGCAGAAGTTTGGCAAAGCGTGCGCATGCGTTATAAAAGCACCGCGATAACTTGACAAACTAAACATTAGCCCTATAATATCTCTGTAACACTAACCGGGAGGATACTATGACCTGTCAGAAATGCAAGAGTGAGAGAGTGCTGGACGTGACCGCGAAGTGCTCTGACCTGTGCTTCGTTCGGATGGGTGACAAGGAGCACGACGGCTACGTGCCGACCGACTGCGGGATCGGTGACGAGGGCTTCGGGGATTACGTAGAGATCAAGGTCTGCCTGGAATGCGGGCAGTTGCAGGGGAAGTGGCCGAGGAAAGATCCGAAGGTGTTGAATGAGAAAACGGAGTAAAGTGCGCAACCCCTACGCGATCCCCGGACTCTGCCGCAAAGCAGGCAGGCACAGGGATCACAAGCGGGAGGCTAATAAGACCGCCTGCCGCAAAAAGGGCAAGGGGAACAGGCGGCAAAGCGGCTCCGAGCGCATACGTACCTAAGCGGCTTTACAAAAACCAAAACGTATTTATAATGTAAATAACCGGGAGGTGGAAAATGAGTCAGCGCAGAGAAACCGAGGACAAGTATACGGTCAGGTGCAAGGAGTGCAAGCGTGAGATTATCTATCCGGAAAAGAAGCCTAACCAGAAATGGTTACCTTCGGAGAAGTGTCCATTCTGCGCAGTTACCCCACTAAAGTGTACGAGGTGCGGGGCGCGTGGAACTATCTGGGCCGCCTTCGACAAGCATGTGGACTACATTGTGACAAACATCGACGAGGATGGTATAGATACGCGGCTTGAGACGGAGGATTGCTACGACGAGGATCTGATCCATATCGCCTGCGCTGCGTGCAATACCTACTGGAGTTCCGCAGAGGCGTTCTTGCATAACAAGCCACAAGGACACATTTCCGAGAAGCGCTAACCCGCCAAAGTATATACCGCGCAATCCTTCGTATACATTATAAGAACGAGCGGGCGCTAAGTAAAGCCCCGAAAAGCACCTAGTTTTCACACGCTCCCCTTACATAGTAATTTAAGCACTAAACTAAACTTGTCAAGGGCAGAATCAAGCTTTTTATTGCTTTACTTTTTCGTGCAAGTATCTATAATATATGTGCAAGCGCGCCGATGAAAATAACACAAGCGCGGTTGACATGTCAGGGCTAGTGCTTATAATGAAAGGGTAGGACAAACCCAAACCGGAGGAGAGCAAATGAAAACGTTCCCGAACGAGGCAATCCTGGCAGTCGCAAAGGTGGTGAAGGACAAGGCGGCGAGCGCGGCGAGCAAAGAGGTCGCGCCGGGCGAGTACAAGATCGATCTGCTCGTCCGCATCCTCGGCCTGATCAAGAAGGGCGAGGACTACACCCAGACGGTGAGCGACAAGATCACGGTGGATTGGAAGCTTCTCGCCTGCCTGTTCGCCAACAAGCTGAACAAGGAAACCCAGAACGTGGTGACGGAGGAATTCATCGCCGCCATGGACAATCCCGAGGCACAGGCGGAGTTGGCCGACGATCTGAAGCGGTCGGTGGAAAACCGGATCGCCAAGGTCAAGAAGGTGGCCGAGCGGATCGTCAATTGCTCGGGCAAGGTGACGACCGATTTGAGCATGGAACTGGTGGGCGCTTCCACGGTGCAGCCGGCCTAGTACAAGCTCCTCCCGGTGGGATCGGGGTACAGCGCCCGGTCCCACTATTTCTATTTAATTTGAAATAATGCCTTGACAAACATGCAATCGTGCTTAAATTATAAATGTTGGGGGAGCGGTTGCTAAACAGGTGTAACCCTTTCGTTTACACGTCAACAAACCGTTTACATTCTTGACAAGCTAAACATCATACACATAATGTATCTGACCGGGAGGCACCCATGCGGATAAGCTTCAACAGTGAGCACATGATCTGGATAGCCGAATCCGCGTTCTCTGATAAGGATACGCTGAAAGCCGCCGGGTTCTGGTGGCATCAACAGCCGGGCGGTTGCAGGTTCCAGGGTTGCAAGGCTTGTGCGGCCGGCGTGCGGATGAAGTGGTGGACGTTCAAGGCCGAGTCCGCTGCAAGGCTAGTGCAGTATTCCACCGACGAAGCAACCAAGGAAAGCCTACAGCCAACCATCAAGAGCTTGAACGGATCGCGGGCGGCGGACGCTGAGATCAATATCCCTGTGCCCGATGGTCTAGCTTATCTCGGATTCCAGAAGGCCGGGATTGCCTACGCGGCGGAGCGCGATGGTACGTTGATCGCGGATGAAATGGGCCTTGGCAAGACCATCCAGGCGCTTGGCTTGATCAACCTGAAAGGCTATAAGAACATTCTGATCATTGTGCCCGCGTCCCTCCGGCTGAATTGGCTACGGGAAGCGCAAAAATGGTTGACCGATAAGGCGCTAACCTTCGCCCTGGTAGATTCCAACGAGGTGGACGTTAGCACAGCGAACATTGTGATCGTGAACTACGACCGGGTTAAGAACCACGTTTTTGATTCGCTGATGGCGCGCCAGTGGGATTTGATCGTGATCGATGAATGCCACAAGGTAAAGAATCCCGAGGCGCAACGGACCCGCCGAGTGCTAGGCTATTACGACCGGAAGGCAAAGGGAAGCGTGCCTGGTCTGATTTCCAAGGCCACAAACAAGCTGATGTTGACCGGCACACCGATCCTTAACAGGACGGTGGAACTGCAACCGATAGCCGGCGCAATCGCTCCCAAAATGTTTGGCAATTTCTTTGCCTTTGCCAAGCGGTATTGTTCCGCTTTTCAAACCAAGTATGGTTGGGATTTCACAGGCGCATCCAACCTAGACGAATTACAAACCCGCTTGCGCGCTTCGATCATGGTCCGCCGGTTGAAGGTGGACGTATTGAAGGAACTTCCCCCGAAGACTCGAAGCGTGATCCTGTTAAGCCAGAACGGCCTGGCCAATGATGTCAAGGCAGAGCAATTAGAGTTCTCGGAATGGGAAGGCAACCTGGACGAAGCGCACGCGGACGCTGAACTTGCCCTCGCATCGGGCGACGTGGAAGCTTATAGCGCGGCGGTTGCCCGGCTAGACTCACATATCAAGATCGCATTCTCGGAAATGAGTGCGGCCCGGCACAGGTTAGCCGTTGCCAAGGTGCCCGCCGTGATCGAGCATTGTGACGAAGTGCTAGAGGGCGGCGTGGATAAGCTGGTGATTTTTGCGCACCACCACGATGTCATATCCGCACTAACCGAACATTATGGTGCGAGCGCGGTTGTCTTGACCGGGGAGAATACTCCGGAAGATCGCCAAAGCGCGGTTGATCGATTCCAGAGCGACCCGCGCGTCAAGGTTTTCATCGGCTCGATTCAAGCGGCCGGGGTTGGAATCACGTTGACCGCCGCGTCGCACGTTGTTTTCGCTGAACTTGATTGGGTTCCCGGTAACGTGACGCAAGCGGAAGATCGTTGTCACAGGATCGGCCAGCACGATAACGTTACGATTCAACACCTAGTTGTTGACGGTTCCCTCGATGCTAAGCTGGCCCATATCCTGGTCTGGAAGCAATACATTATCGAACAAGCGCTAGATACACAACGGGCGCTGCCCACGCCGGCTACAGTCAACGCGGACCCGGCAACCCTTCCCATGCCCGCTTCCAAGTATCCGAAGGCGACTGCGGCACAGCGCGAGGCTTGTGCGACTGGTTTACAGATACTTGCTGGCATGTGCGATGGAGCGCATAAACAGGATGGGGAGGGCTTCAACCGAATGGATACGCGGATCGGCCGGCAGCTTGCAGCTAAGTCTATGAACCGCGATTTGACGGACGGTGAATGCTGGTTAGCCCGGCGCATCCTTCCAAAGTACCACGGGCAGATTGGGGAAGCGGTGATCGCGGCGGTCAAGGGATTGACAACCGACGGATCAACCTTATAATAAACTTGACGGGAACGCGGACGGACTACACCCCCGGACCGCGAAGCTTGCAGGGCGAGCGTAAGGTATTCCTGGCAAGGCCGGGCAGTGAGTTAGCAAGTGTGCCCGTCATCGTATGGACAGCTAGACTAGAAAGGCGGTGACAATTACCAATGTGCTAACTAAATGCTCGCATCCTTGACTCGATTGTTTACCCTTGCGAACATGTAATGATTGGGATTGATTGACGCCGCCCTTCGGGGCGGCGTTTTCGTTGGTGCTGGTTAGTTAAAAGGTCGGTCCTCTTACTATAGTAATTTAAGCACTAACTGGTTTTTGTCAAGAGATAATGTGCTCTTTACAAGTTTACAATAGTGCTTATAATATATCTAACCGGGAGGCTACCATGGCAAAGTCAAGGCGCGTGGGAACGATCACGCTGGGAATCAAGTATACGGTTGACCTGGATAAGCCGGGTATGATTCACCGGGCGAAAGCGTGCTTCTACGAAGATCTTACCGAGCTTACCCTGCGAAAGAGCGCGGAAGAATTCGATGCCGTGCTAGTCGTGACGCCCGATCCGAAGCTGACCGAGGCTGATATCGATCCTTTCCTGCTAGAAGATGAGGACGCTTGACAAACTAAAGATAATACATATAATGTATTTGTAACCGGGAGGCAATCATGAATACGTTGGACAATGCCCGCAAAGTGCTGCGCGATGTGATGGATAACAAGCTTGACATCGCGGCGATCTCTCGGGCGGACCATGCGGTGCTCTGGGATATCGGAGCGATCAAGCGCAACAAGAACGGAAATACCTTTATCACCCTGATCGGTCGTGCCCTGCTTCGGTGCAAGGCAACCCCGACAATGATCCGGCCAATATAACTACGGAGGCTACCATGAGCACAGTGCAATTGTCGTTGACTAAGCTACAGGATCAAATCTTTTTCGACCCGGATCATCCCGGACTGCCTATGATCAAGTTGATCAAGGCGCTGCGCGAATCCGTTGGCTTCGGACTGAAGGATGCTAAGGACATCATTGACAGTCTGCGGGCGAGCGGTTGGGTAATCTTCGAGCATAACAACCCCGATGCGAACTTCCAACCGATGGCAGCCTTCGATACCTTCCTAAAGGTAGAAGGCGGGGGGAACCGAGACAAGCTGCGCATGAGCTTGAAGGTGTGCTTAAGCGAGGCCGTCGCGGGCAACGATTTCACCGCCGCCCGTATTCTGATCGACACCCTCGAACGGCTTCCTTGACATCCTGCGCACCGTGCCTATAATAGTATTGTAACCGGGAGGAACAAACCATGCCGATGAAGCTGCTTACCAAAGAGATCCTGGCCAAACTTCCGAAGCTGTATTCAACCGAAGAAGTCAAGCTGGCCGACAAGGTTCTGGTAGTCAAGTTCTTTCATCCTTACTCTTGCATGACGTGGTACGGGGCCGAGTACAACCCGGAAGAGCGGATTTTCTTCGGCTACGTTTGCGGACTAGGCCCCGGCTGTGACGAGTGGGGCGAGTTTAGCATGGCCGAGCTTGAGAGTGTCAAGCACATGGGAATCGGAATCGAACGGGATCTTTACTTCAAGCCCGCGAAGTTCAGCGATGTGATCAAGGAGAACTAACTATGAGCAAAACAAAGCACCTGCGACTGATCTTTGACGTGGCAATTGATCCCAACGGCGTGTCAGTGACCGAATTGAAAGCCAACCTTGAACGGGTGGCGATGAATGCGCTAGACGCCGGGACAGTTACGGGCGAGACAATGGCAATCGTGGAAGAGTACTGGAAGGACGGAAAGATTACCTACCCCTGCACCTGGGGGATGAAGATACGCAAGGATGGACACTGGCAGATCGTATAACGATAGGGCTTGCCGCAAAAGTACCTTGGTATTCTTCCTCCCGGTTGAACCAAGGCAACTAGGCGGCAGGCCCATTTTATTTTTGATATTGTCTTGACAATTTAGAAATAATGCACAAATTTCTAAATGTTGGCGAAGCGGAATAAATCAACACTGTACTTTTTCTCCTTTTTTTCTTTACAAACAAAAACCAGGCCTTATAATATATCTGTACCACAAACCGGGAGGAAACCATGTCAACCAGATACGCGGGCGACCCTTATTGGATCAAAGTCAAGTATTCGGGCAGCAAGTGTCACCGTTGCGAGTGCGAGATCAAGAAGGGTGAGCGCGCATTCCGTTACAAGACCGGCGCGCTTTACTGCGACACCCCCGACTGCGGCCAGCATTGTTCCGCCGAGTTCGAGGCGGCGGCGGAAGACGAAGACTTCATGAATACGGATACAGGGAACTACTAGCAGACGGGCAGGAAAGGTGGTGCAGGCGGATCGAACGGTCCGCCTGTTTTCATTATATGTACGATCCGCCGATTGTCAAATGCCTGTTTTAGTCTAGTCCCCTTACTATTCAATTTAAGCACGATCCTTAGTTTTGTCAAGGGCAATTTGTAGAAATATATCTTTATCTATTTTCGCGTCGGCCCTTTACATTTTTATAGATCGGATCCACCTTGTTTATAGTAACAAGCAAAGAACCGGGAGGCAATATGATCAATTCCAGCGCAATCAAGACTTTCGAGGTTGAATCGTCCGGTGGAAGCTACACGGTAACGATCAAGCCGGTTGGCGGGTGGTTTTTGGTATCGGCCAGCAAGAAAACCCCGCTCCCCGATCCGCACAATATCGCGCTGGCCGTGTTAACCCGTGACGTTCAGAGCGCGGTTAACGAATTGATCCCGGACTAGGCATTATGGGCGGGCTGGATTGGGGCTCAACCCCTGCTAATATCGCGGTTCGATTCCGCGAGCGCCCTCAATCTAATCTCTTTGCGATGTTCATTATCTAAAGGATAGCATATTACAGGGGCAGATCGTAAACAAATGTATCTGCCCCTATTGACAAAGACTAAACACGACACACCTTGTTTATAGATTAGAACGAAAACCAAACCGGGAGGATACTATGTTAGCATCCATTATCAAGAATTCCAAGGTGCTATCGACCGAAGAGCAGGCAGAGCTAGGCGCGCACATGGCAACGGACAAGCGCGCCCGTGATACCATGATCGAAGGGCAGATCAAGCTATGCCAGAAATTGGCAATCGTGTACGGATACGACCGAACCAACCGCGAAGATTTATTTCAAGAGGGACTGGCCGGTGTGATCGAAGCAGCGAATCGGTTCGACCCGGCGCGCAACGTCAAGTTTAGCACCTATGCTCAGTGGTGGGCGCGCGCTTTCGTTCTTGCCCGTGCTATCGCGGATTATTCCCTGGTGAAGATCGGCACAACGCAAGCCCAACGGAAATTGTTTTTCCGCTTGCACCGTGAGACGAGCAAGCTTCTAGCAGAACGCGGCGACGCGGCCCCCGACGCTATCGCGGATCGGTGCAAGGTGCGAGAAAAGGACGTGCTGCAAATGATTGAGCGTATGGCAAGCCCGGAGCGATCCCTTGATGCGCCGGTCCTCGATTCCAGCGCGCTAGGCAACGGGCGGACCTTACACGATGCGCTAGCTTCGGACTGCCCGACGCCGGAAGAGTACACGTCAAGCAAGCTTGACGGAGCTTGGATGTTAGGGATCATGGCCGAATTCGAGCAGACCCTTAACCCCCGCGAGGCCGTGGTTTTCAATCGCAGGATCGCTAACCCCGAACCGGATACCCTTGACGTTATCGGTCAAACGCTCGGCGGGGTTTCCAGGCAACGGATTCAACAGATCGAAGTGTCCCTTCGCGCCAGGATCGCGGAAATGGCGCACGATAGAATATAACCTCTTGACAAATACCAAACACGACGCACCTTGTTTATAGATTAGAACGAAAACCAAACCGGGAGGTTACAATGTCAAAGGTATTCCAGATCGTCACAGACCAGATCGTCAAGGCAATCGAGAATGATAACCTGTTGCCCTGGTGCAAACCGTGGAATGCGAGTAACACGTCCTGCAAGAACTACAAGGGCAACGAGTACAGGGGGATCAACATTTTCTTGACCCTTTTGTCGGGTCGCCCTGGACCATGGATCACGCTCAAACAGGCGCATGCGGTCGGGGGAAGGATCAAGGATTCCGAATTCAAAAAGAGCCAAATGATCACGTTCTATACCACGTTTAACAAAACCGATGCGCACGGCGACGTGGATCGCATCCCCGTGTTTCGTTACTATAGCGTATGGTCCTTGGAGCAAACCGAAAACGTGCCGCTGCCCGCGTGGCTGGCCAAGGAACAAAAGGAAAGGGCAGAGCACCCGGTTGACACGATCAACGCCGCTGAGGGCTTGTGGGAGGGCTACAAGGGC